CTATCTTTCCACATACTTTTTCTGCAGCAACGCGTTTCCGGTATATTTTTCATTCCTTAGGATTTCCATTACGCGCTCGCTATTCCAGTCTGCGCCGCGCACGGTGGCCACATTCATTTCAATCAGCTTCTTTGCAATCCTGCCGCCACCCATGCCGCCGATATAATCATCAAAAATCATGCGGACAGCCGCCGCCTGCTCAGGATCGATTTCTATTTTACCTTTTGCGATGCGGTATCCGAACATGAAATTGAGTCCGGCCAGTTCACCGTTCTCAAAACGCTTACGTACGCGCCACTTGCAGTTTTCGCTGGCTGACAAGCTTTCTGCCTGTGCATAAGACGCGAGAATGGTCAGCATAAGTTCACCGTCTCCACTGATGGAGTGGATGTTCTGCTCCTCAAAATATACGTCCACGGCAAGTGATTTCAGTTCCCGCACAGTCTCAAGAAGTGTAACGGTATTCCTGGCAAAGCGTGAAATTGACTTGGTGATGATCATGTCAACTTTACCGTCCCTGCAGTCGGCAAGCATACGCCTAAACTCCGGGCGGCTATCTTTTGTGCCCGTCAGCGCCTCGTCCGCGTAGACCCCGGCATATTCCCAGTCCGGCCGCCGCTGGATCAGTCCGCTATAATAGCTGACTTGGGCGGCGAGGGAATGGAGCATTGACTCCTTCCCGGAAGATACTCGTGCGTAGGCGGCAACCCTTGGTCTTCTTGGCAGCAACGAAACCGATGGGCCTGTTCGCGTGATGATTCGCTCCATTAAAAAGCCTCCTTCCGTTTATGACATGTTCGCTCTAAACGCCCGTATTATCAAGTGTTTTAGCGATAGATGCTGCGCGGAGACAGGCCATATTTGCAGGCTATTGCAGCATCGATTCTTGTCAGTTCTTCCTCAGTGATGACGCCATCGGCAAGCCAAATTCTAAAAACCGCCATTGCCGTCCTATAATGGATGATTGCCTGCTGTTTACTCACGCGGCACCGCCTTTGACTTGCCGTAGCAGGCACGAGAGCAGTATTTGCGATCCTTATTGCCATAGCTCTCAAAAGTGGCGCCGCAGTGGGCGCATATGAAAGCATAGATAGCCTTACGCCTAAGTGCTTCCGGGTGGGTGTTCCACCAGGCAAGGCGGCATCTACTGGAACAGAACCGCTTCTGTTTGGCCCCCACGGTATGGGTGAGCGAGGCTTTGCACTGACGGCAAAGCGCTCCATCGCATTGCTTGGCGATTCCCGTGCTGACACCGCCGAGGTTGTTCCGGCGACAGAATGATTTCACCGTATTCTCCAAGATGCCAAGCTCCGCAGCGATCCTCGCATAACTGAAACCCTCACCGCGCATTAATCTGATTTTTTCTTTTTGCTGATAACTCATTTTGATGCCTCCTCTAAAGGCGACTACCTCCGCTATAAGCCGGCGGAAAAGGCAAAATCGGTGCAAAAAAATAAGCCCCACTGTACAGAAGAAAAACTCCGCACTAGGGGTCTTACTTGTTATACTCTTGCGGCTACTTTTTTGGAATTTTGAGTTTCTGTCCGGCAACTAATGTGCCAGATGAGAGCGCGTTCAGCTCCGATATTTCAGGATGCCGCGCACCGCTGCCAAGCCTTGCCGCTGCGATCTTCCAGAGCGAATCACCTTTTGCCACCGTGTAAATCTCATAATCGCTCTCTGCCACTACCTTCCTCACATCAGCCCGGAAAGAATCCATGCTCTTGCCGTGGCGCGGGAACCAATGCATCACGTCGGCATGGTTTGAGGCAATGCCGAGCCGGTGACCTTCGCTATGGCTGATGATATCCACTTCAGTCAGGCCAAACTGCCCGCAGAGATACACGCATAGCTCCACGGCCTCGTTGTAGACCCTGCGGAAGTAAACGGCGCCGGCTAAATTATCTTCGCAAATTTCAACTGAAATGTGCGTGTCGTTGCCGGATCCTCTCACACCTCTGCCGCAGTGCCAGCCGCGATGATTCCAAGGCAAAGTCTGGTAGGTGGCAATCGAGCCATCAGCAAGCCTTCCGATAAAGGCATGAACGCAGACCGACCGTCCCCCGGGCCGCTCCTGATTCCAGTGGTTGTTGTGCCGGTTTACGCCCAAAAGCCCGTCGTCCGGGCCGACGTAGCGCCGCAGCCACGGGTTATTCGCCCCCGTGGAATGCAGCATGATGCCTCTTGGCGTAATCGTTCTGCCTGCCTTGTAGCAGGCGTTGTTTGTGAGTATCAGCCTGCGCAGGTTCATTCCGATTCCCCCTCATCGCTAAATTCATTTAATTGCTTCAAGACAGCTATAAGTTTTTTTGGCAGCGGCAGTCCGAGTGCGGCCGCGTTCTCCAAGATAGAAATGCCCTCGTTGCTCAGATAAAAGAAAATCACCGCCGTCCGGATCGCGCCGCCCTCGCCAATCACCTGGCTGTCTAGCATATGCCCAAGACCAACGAGCGCAAAGATAAGCACCTTTTTAAAGATCCCCTTTGAGCCGATTTCACTTGAGAGCTTTTTGTCCATGACGGCGCACATCACGCCTGTCAGGTAATCGACCACCACAAAGACAATTAAAGCATAAAGAAAGCCGTCCAACCCGCCCAAAAACCAGCCCAGAAAACCGCCGATAGCAGCAAAGGCCGTCTGTGCATTGCTCCAAATAGATTTCATCAGTAAAACCTCCGTTTCAAAAAGGATAAAAAAGAACGCCTGCCGGCTGTGCGGCAAAGCGCCCTGACATCTATGCTTATTTAAATACCCGCTTGCCTCTGCCGCTTTCCGGCTTAATCGCCCTGTCAATTAAGTCTCTGATGTTTAAGCGTCCTTTTTCAGCGCCGCTGTCTACCGTAAATTCAGTCATAAAACCATTCTTGCCAAGAGTATGCCTGACAGTCGTAACTATCCCAAGAATCTGAGTTCCGTCATCTGAAATGATCCTTGCTTCATCGCCAACCAAAAGGTGCGGGCGTACCGGCCCGACGAATGTTTCGACTACACCCGCCTCAGAGAGCCTTGCCGCTATGCCGCCGATGATAGCCTGAACCTCGGTACTATCGGAATTGTCCGGAAACTGGATATGCAGCGTCTTTTGCGGCGCCAGTATCCACATCTGCTCTACCGTAACAGGCGAGTACAGATAGCTCATCCCGGTTGCGGTGTTGAACCGACCGCACACTTTAGCATATATCCCCTCATCGTCCCGTGCAATGTCACGGCTCCAGACATCTCTTCCCCTCTCAAAAGTGTATGCACTGTTTACTTGAACGGGAGGGTAGGAAACTGCCGACCCTACGACAATCCTGCCTTCCATCGTTTCTAGCATAACCCAGTTTAAGGCGGCTTTAATCAGCTCATTTAATGCGTCCAGCACCCCTGTTTCAGGTGTAAATAATATCCCGAATTTCCACGCGTTCGGATCCGTAGTTGATTGCACATCATAATTTTCAATACCGGCATCCCGTAATAATTTGACCACGTTAAGATAATATGTCTGGAAGGGAAACGCGTGATTCTCGTTTAGCGACTGGTCGCGCAAGAGCTTGCCGCTGATGCTGCGTCCCTCCACCGCCGCGTGAGTTTTTGTGACGCCCATATTTACCCGGTCCACATACTGCACACCCATCGGATACTCTTCGCTGTTCCCAAGCTTCAAAAATAGTTCGACCTTCATGCCGGGCGATATTCTCGATGCTTGCTCCCCTGAGATGAGCTGTTTTGGGTTTTCCAGAGTCATGCTAAAGGAGGCAATCGGTGAACCTTGAGTCATCTCGATTGTACAGTCACTGAGGTACTTGCTAAAATCTGTTTTGGCGTCCCAAATCGCAAAGCGCTGCCGCTCGGGCGATAAGACCACATCGTCCTTTAAAACTTCGCCCTGATGCCATGCACCGAATATCCCCACACGCGGCACGCTTTTAATCCGCAAAAGCGACATATTTTTATCTGCTGTCCCTATGAAGCCTTCGCCAAATTCCGGCGCGCTCCAATCCACATCACCGGCTCCCGGTTTCCACTGCCTTGCCCGCAGGCGCCCTCCGGCAACGTCAAAGAGGTACACACTGTTGTCGTCAAGATGAACTGCGGCAGGCTCTGCGCCTTGGCCTAAATTAGCAGTATGTTCAAATATCAGCTCCATCTGCTGCCTCCTTTAAGCCGGAGTTCCGTACTGGATGCTAAATCCCACATCGATAACAAACTGGTCTGTCTTATGCACCCCGTCAACGATGTAATCTGCTGTAATACTTGCTCCTGCTGGCGGTGCTGTGTCGAACCGAATATTGGTAGTTCTTGCAGCGGTGTCATAAATTCTGATGTCAGTAGCACTCCAACCCGAGGACACAGCAGCCGTTGACCCATCAGCAGAAAGCGCAACAAAACTTCCGCCAGTATATGGAGAAACCACAGGAGCAGGTCGCATAAGCCAAGCGGAACCGACCCAGTCATATAGCAACATAGTCGCTGCTGCAGCAAGCACTGACCCGTCGCTAGAAAGGGCAACACTCGCCCCCCAGGGTGGCAATGCTGCAGGGTTCGGGCGCCTGAGCCAAGCTGTGCCGTTCCAGTCGTAAGTTGAAAGGAAAGGCGAAGTGTCATGCCCGACAGCTAGCACTGACCCATCAACAGAAAGTGCTGCGCCTCTGCCATGACCGGTAGGAAGTATTGCAGGATTAGGGCGTCTAATCCAAGCAGAGCCGCCCCAATCATATGTCGATATAAACGGCGTGGTATTATGCGCCACAGCAAACACCCTGCCATCGGCAGAAAGGGCAGCGGCGTTGCCGGGACCGGCTGGAAGTGTGGCCGGGTTAGGGCGTCTTGCCCAAAGAGTGCCGGTCCAATCATAGATAGACATAAATGGTGAAAATTCATGCGCCACAGCAAGCACTCTGCCATCTGATGAGAGCGCCAGTCCCCAACACTCGCCCGCAGGCAATACTGCAGGGTCTGGCCGCCTGATCCAGGCTGTGCCATTCCAGTCGTAGGTCGAGATGCGAGGCAAACTAAAATGTCCAACAGCTAGCACCCTGCCATCAGCAGAAAGAGCTACGCTGCGCCCGTCCCCCGCAGGAAGTATCGCAGGATCAGGACGTCTGACCCATACTAGGCCGACGCGATCATGTGTCAAAACAACAGGGTTGAATGCCATTGTGAGAGCAAAGAGTGTGCCATCAGCAGAGAGCGCTACACCGCTATTGTGCGACGGCGGCGAAGGCATGTTAAAACAATAATTGCCTCCGGTGCCTATCAGCGTCCGCGTGAAGGCCGCCGTGGAGAGATCATTTAGCTTTACAGCTATTGACTCCTGCCGTATATTTCTTGAAGGCAAGACAAAATCCCGCGTCACACCGTCACCGTTGCCCACCGGCACATTAACATAGGACTGCCCGGCAAAGACGTTTGCCAAAGGCAGCCTAGCCCTAAACACGTTGCTAAAAATATACTCGGCGGCGTGTCCGTTGCCAACAGTTGTGCCAAAGCGCATAATTCCGGTGGTTCGCCTTCTGTTTGCGTTATCTGCCGTCCACGTGGCGGCAGCAGTGCTTCCAAGCGCCGGCTGTGAGCCGAGTCCTGTCATTTGTGTGGAGCCTGCGCCGACCGCCTCGCCAAGCGAAAACACGCCGCTAGGTGCAGCAGCGCCGCCAATCAAATAATTCACAAGGCCGTTGCCATTTGGCATATTGATATAGACAACATCAGCAGGCGCACTAAATGTAACAAAAATAGTCGCAAAAATCGTGACAACATCAAGGTTTGTCTTAAGAATTGTAATCGGATTGCCGGACGCATCTTCAAGCAGTGCATGAGTCACAAGGTTTGTCGTTCCCGTACCAAAAGCCACACCCACCTCAGAGAGGCTCGCGCCGACAAATTCCTCCGGGTTAAGCACAATCCTGCGCCGCCACGACGAATTCGGGAAGGCGCGCACAAGCGTGTCATCAGTTGCCGCTCTAGTGCCAAGGTGGGTAAATAACGATGTTCTGCTAGGTAAAAGCGCGCCTGTGCCTGTACCAAAATGGATATTGACAAAATATGCATTGCCGGCACATAACCGTGTCCACATCTGGTCTAGCACGATATTATATGCCTTTGCTTGTTGTTTGAGTTCACCGCTTAGGGCATCCCTGACTTCAACATCAAAGCGGTTGTGCAGCGTGATAGCCGTTTCTACTTTCATGCTCTTTTCCTCCTTAGAGCGGGTTGCCGCCGACTCTGGTAACTGCAAATGATAGATGGCTGATGCTTGCCGTTAGATGCTCAGCTGTAAACGCATTCCGGTAAAACACTTGCAGAACGCTAAAGCTCATCTGTGTTAACCCGGTCGCCAAATGATCCCTTGCAAAGCCTCTTGGCGGCTCAATCAACGCTGTGAACGACACGGAGAAAGAAGGCACATTAAACTCACAGCCGTCGTTGTTGCTTGTTAAAGCGCTGGGTATTCCATCAGCCGCGCCGCTTGCAAATGTTACGACTAGATCGTTTTTCGCCGCACCGAAGTTTATCATGTTGAGGTAGAGCTCTGTCTGGTCAGCGCCGGCCGAGGTCGAAAGAATCGCAAAAGAGACGCCTAAAGCATCTCTTACTGTAAAGCTATTCCTCAAAGTGCTACCCGCCAAATTCTGCGAGAGCGCGTGGCTGAATTTTATGAGAATCCGCCAATCATTTAACTGGTTTGAGATTGACAATACGGTTGGGGTAATCGGACGGCAGACAAGCAGCCCCATATTGCTTAGCGCTACTGTAAGCTGTTCACTTTTGTAAGCATTACGATTTTGTATCGGGATGACTTCAAAAGATAGATTGTTTATCGCTGCTGTCACCAAATCGGGGAAGATGCTCATGCCAGCGTAATTTCTCGTAGTTAGGCTCCATTGCATTGAAGCGTTTACCGTCGCCAGAAAACCAACTCTAAAGTCATTTGTCCGAAAGAGCGCAATATCTGTAGCAGTGGCCAAAAACCCTGGAACCCTGCGCTCGACCTCCCAAATTCTTGTGCCGTCAGGCTGGTGGCAGTATGCCCGGTAGTAGACGAACCCGTCTGTTTTGATGTAACCGACGATTAGCCCTTGGTCGTTGTGGTGCTCTCGCGTCACAGGCAGCCATCCTCTGATTGTACTTATTTTTGATACGCCACTGGCAAGCATAATCGGGGGCTCCTGCCAGTAGCGGGCATATAGGGCGCCGCTCTGCACGTAGAAAATCCACGGCACATCTTCTGTCACAAAGTCAAAGCGCCTTGACTTAAAGTCTCTATCCCAATACCCGTCAAACTCTATGCCTACTGATGTGACATTTGCTGCTGCCATAAATTCATCCAGCCAAGGTGTCAGTTCATCGTATGGTAGTGCTTTTGATTTAACAGCCGCCACACCGTCATCCACGCAAACTGCATAAGCTTTCGTCGGGGCAGTGCCTACCGTCAAGCGCTTGACGGTAACATCTATAGCTTGAAGCGTAGCGCTTTTTTGGAGCGTATGCACAAGGAAAAGTTCAGTCGTCAAGCCCCGGCTAAAATATGCTTTAAGCTCCGGTTGGGCATTGTTATATAGCGTCTTTTGCCTTGACTTTATCTTTTCTAAAAGTTCCTGACTAATCTGCCTCACATACTCACCACCTCAAACTGCCGGCTGAAAGCATCTCACTGAAATTTTAGCGGCAAAGATACCCTTTAATTTACTTGTTTTCTCCCAGCTTGGTGCCTCTGCAATTAGCCCCACCCATGTATCAGTTCCGTCGCTCACGTTGACCGGCTCGCCTCTTGCCTGGCACCTGTCAATAATCTCTTTGCCTTTTTTGTCCACCCATAATTCAACATCAATAACTTCTGTTGCGTTGCCGATAGTCTCTACATGTGGCAAACCGTCAAGCGTGGTATGCCAGAGCTGGCGCGCATCAAAGCGGCGGAGGGTATTTACGTAGCGCGTGATTAGATCATTATCAATCGTCCAGATGCCAACCGGCATAACATCACCTCCTGTTGCTTTTGCGCAGCTCGTCCATAACCAGTTCAAGTGCGCCGATAAATTCGCCCTGGTTATTCACACCTCTAATTGTGATTTCGCCGGAGTGCACATGTCCGATTTGCGCATTTTTGCTTTCCGCTGCAAAGCCAACCGGCACAGCCCTTTGCATATCGCCGCTGATGCGTGACATCGCCTGCTCAAAGCCTACACCGATGCCTGCTGCCATGTCACCGCCGAACCCGGCAAAGAGCAAAGACGGACTCCTTATCCCAAAGAAACTCTTGATGCCGCCTACAATGCCGCCCATAAAGCCTGCAATCTGCCTTCTGAGCCATGCACCCATGTCAGATATGCCCTGCCACAAGCCTCTAATCAGGTCGCCGCCGACGCGCGACATTTGCCCCGTCGAGCCGGAGAACGCATCAGCAATGCCGGAGATTATGCGCGGCACAGCAGACAGAATGCTTGCAATAATCTTTGGCAAGTCTCGAGTTAAAGAGCCAAACACCCGCACACCTGCCTGGGCAAGCAGCGGAGAGCTGCCGACAAAGCCGCCCACAAGGGCTGCAATAATCTGCGGGATTGCCGCTGCAACAGCGACAATTATCTCCGGCAGAGCAGCAACCAGCGCGACAAGAAGCAGAATGCCAGCTTCGATTATCTGCGGGGTTGCGACGATGAGAAATGAAATGATAGCATCAATAATTTTTGGCAGCGCAGCCACAAGCACAGGCAGCGCGGTCACTAGCCCTCGCGCCAAGCCTAAAATAATCTGCAGCGCCGCGTCCAGTACAAGCGGCAAGTTCTCTAGCAGAGTGCGCGCGATGAGGACGACAGCTTGCACAATCGCCGGAATAAGTCGCGGCAGCGCGTCTCCAATGCCGCCGGCAAGGGTGGCGATCATCTTGACTGCCGCATCAATTAGTACCGGCAGGGTGGCGATAATGCCATCAGCCAGAGCAAGCACAAGCCGTAGCGCGCCCTCAGCCAGCCCGGGCAGAGCCGCGACCAAACCGTCGAGCAGCGTCATGATGATCAGCGAGGCCGCGTCTACAAGTATTGAGAGGTTATCTGTAATCGCGCTGCCAATGGACATGATAATATCCATGCCAAGAGCTACGATATCAGGCACGGTTTTCATGATGGTATCCACGATGCCACCGACTGTATTACCGACAATTTCGCTGATTCTCGTCCAGTCGCCGCCAGCTTCGTTTAGTCCGCGCGTAAACTCGCCAAGCAGCCCCACGCCATCACCCGCGAGCACTTGCAGCTGCGGCAGGAGTACCATGCCTAGAGCGTTTCTTGCGGCTCCGGCACCAGATGTAAGGCGCTGCATCGTATCGTCAAACGCGCCAAGACTAGCAAGCGCCTCGTCACTCATCACAGCGCCCATTTGCCGCGCTTCCTCGGTTAAGTCCGCGATGCCCGCAGAGCCCTGCGCGATAAGCGGATTAAGGTCAAGCGCCGATTTGCCAAAGATCTGCATGGAGAGAGCGCTGCGCTCCGTTTCATCTTTTATGCGCCCGAGCGCATCAATAGTCTCCCAGTAGACCGTTTCTGCGTCACGGAGATTGCCGCCGGCATCAGTCACAGAGACGCCAAGTTCCTTGTACGCCCCGGCTTGTAATTTCGCCCCTCTGCGGGCCGCGTCCATCGCGCGTATGTTTCTTGCCATGCTGCCGGTCAGCGTTTCAAGCGGCACGTCCACAAGCTCGGCGGCATATCTGTATGCCTGCAGCGCGTCTGTGCTCATCCCGGTGACTGTGGCTGCGGTAAGTATCTCATCGGCATACGTTGCGGCGCCTACGGACATGCCGGCAAGCGCCCTGCCTGCAGCCGCAGCGGCAACGCCAACGGCCACAAATGCAGCGCCCATCGCCACACCTACGCCTTTTAGGACGCCGCCCAGTTTGTTAAACTTGGAGCCGGCCTCATCCGCGTCTTTGCCCGTTTTGTCGAGCTCGTCGCCCAGCTGTTCCGTTTGTGTCTCCAGGTCGTTTGTTTCTTTTGCGGCATCTTCTAGGGCATTACTTGTGTCGCTTAGCTCGCGTTCCATGCCGATGAGCGCGGCGTTTGCCTTATTTAGCTGGATCTGCCACTCTTGTGTGCGTTTGTCGTTTTCGCCAAAGGAGGCGGCGGCGTTTAAAAGTGCGGCGCGGAGGACATCGGTTTTCTTGCGCTGTTCGTCCATCTCTTTGCCAAGCACTTCTTTTCGCGAGGTCAAAGCCTCGACTGACTTGTCGTTTTTGCCAAACTGGGCAGACACAAGCTCCATTTCGCTGCCTAGGACTTTAAAGGAGCGGTTGATATCCAGCATGGCGTTCTTGAATTCCTTTTGGCCTTCTACGCCTATGCGCAAGCCGAAATCTGAATATCCCATAAGTTTTGTTATCCTCCCAACTCCCAGCCGGCATAGTAAATCCGAGTTCTAAGATAAATCTGACATGCCGCACCTCCCCTGCAAAATATTCAAAAGCAATTGTATTTTAACGCTGTTTGGCATATACTAATGGTAGGGTAAATAGGGATTGTCCTACTTTTTAAAATTCAAGGAGGTTTTAGCATGAGCGCCCCTATAGTTGATAACGCCAAGGTAATGGCCAAAGGCCAAATTACGCTCCCAAAGGATATCCGTTCCAAGCTTCGTCTTTCCACTGGAGACCGTGTCACCCTCATTTGCGAGGAAGACCGTGTCATTCTGATGAACTCTGCTGTTTACGCTATGAAAATGCTGCGGCAGGAGATGAAGGGCGAGGCGGAAAAAGCCGGGATTCAGACCGATGACGATGTCCTGGATCTGGTAAAGGACGTTCGCGCGGAGATTGAAGGACTGTGAAGGTATTGATCGATACCAATATCCTTATTTCCGCGTCCTTGAGCAATGAGGGAACGTCATATCAAGCATACGTCAAGGCAGTTACCCACCCCAACCACGGTATGATTTGCGATCAAAACATTGATGAGCTTCGCCGGGTCTACAACCGGAAATTCTCGCACAAAATCCAGGCTCTTGAACACTTTTTGGCGCTTGCGCTCACCGTCCTTGAGGTTGTTCCGACTCCTGTTGTTGACGTGTCAGATGAAGCGCTTGTCCGGGACATATCCGACAGGCCAATTCTCCGGGCAGCCGTAACGGCAAAAGCCGATGTACTCTTAACCGGCGACAAGGATTTTCTTGAATCAGGCATCACAAACCCAAAAATCGTTACGGCGGCAGATTTTCTGCAAATGGAATAACAGCAGTTTTGTTAAACAGGGGCGAGATTCCCTGCTTTTTGCTGCTTATATGCACGTAGGAATTATGTCGTCGATTGATAGTTCCACTTTTGCCTTTGCCATACCAAGAAACTGCTTGTGGCACTCCCACAAGTCAAGCAAGAGGCCAAGCGGCATGAGCCACGTTTCATCTTCTGTGCGGTTCAAATGAACAGTACCGTAGTAGAGAAGCCGGGTGAACAACTCATCGTCGCTTACCCGGCTTCCGTGTTTTTTGGACTGTCCTCGCTCTCGATATGCCGCTTCGTCCCCTTAAACATTGCTTCTGTGATGGCGGCTTTGTATTCTGCCAAGTCTAGCGGTGTAGTTAAAAGCTCCACCGCTTCTTCTGTCAGAAGTTCTTGCCGGCTTTCCTTGTTTTTCAGGTTGTGGATGAGGATGGACTGGTTTGCAAGCAGCGTAATCAGCCAGATGATTTCATCTAGGGCAAATTCAAAGTTCTCTGCCTGCATCAGCTTTTCGCCAAGGTTCTGAAGGCCTCCGTAGCGTCTTGCAATCTCTTTTGTGGCGCGGGTGGTCAGCACCAGTTCATAGTCCGCACCGCCGATGTTGATATTTGCGCTTCTTTCGTTATCCATAAACAGTCACCCCCCCCTACGGCGTATATGCCGGTTCGTAAACCGACGTATACCAAGCATTTATCGTGGCCGGCAATACGCTTGCATCATCCTCGTTTACTTCAGCTTTCCAAGGATGCTGCCCTCTTGAATCTGCTTTGTTTCGCCGCAGCACCGTGCCTTCGATGGAGGGAGTAGAGAATGTGATCGAGTCGCTTTTCGTTTCCAGATTAGTAGGCGGGATGCCAAACTTTACGCGATAGAGCCAGAAGTATCTGTACTTGCCATTTGCTTTCTTTGCCCTAAACCCTACCGCCACAGGCATCCCGACATCCTCACTGCTTGAAATAAGCACACCCTTAGAATCCACAGTTGCACCAGTCAGCGCTGCAGCAACTGTGCGGCCGATACCGTCCACGCTAAGCGTTAATGTACCGCTTTGAAATTCCTTTACTACCTCGACAGCGCCGTCGTCAGCATAAAGCGTCGCTTCGGCAAGCTCGATGGAGAGCTCCGCTGAGATCGCCTTTGCCAGCATTAGCGGCGTGCCGTATGTTTCGTTGCCGTTTGCGCCTTCTGTGATCGGGGCGTAGTAGAGCCGGTCAAGCCCGATTGTTGCCATAATCATTCCTCCTGCAGTTCGTATTCTTTTGCCACATCTACGGAATAATGGTGGTAGCCTGTGTCCTCCTCGTAGCCGAGGTAGCGCCGGCTGGTGACAGTGAAGTTGTTTTGTAGCAAAGAGGCTACAAGCTGATTCTTTTGACGGGTGTAGCTGCCCTTGCAAAAGAGCGACAGCCGCGCTTCCTGCACCTCAAGCCCCGGAACGTCGTCGGCGTGGACTTCAAAAATGTCCAAGAGCGGTGTAATGACGACGTACTCATCCGGGGCCTTGCCGCTAAAGATGCCGGTTTCAACTGGGATTGAGCCGGTTAACAGCGCATTTAGTCCGGCCAAAATGCTCACAAGCGCTCCACCTCCAGGTCAAAGGCCTCCGTCATCGTCTTGATGACTGCCTTTCTAGACGCGCTTCTAGCCGGGGCTAGAAATGGTTTTGCGGGTTGTCCGTGTTTGCCATGTTCAATAATGTTTGCGAGCATAGCGTTGCTTAGGCCATCGCGCCGAGGCTCGGAAAAACCGACTTTGATATTTAGCGTGCCGTCTCTGCTGAGTTTGACCGGCGATATGCCTAGCGCATCGACAAGTTCACCAGTAGAGCGCGATGTGCGCAAGGTACCGCGCCCGATAACCGCTTCGAGGTTGTCTTTGACTTTCTCGAGCGCTACCTCGCCGCCCGCTTCAAGCATCTTTGTAATTATTTCATCTGTTTTTTCCCCAAGCCGCGACAGCCTCAGGAGAAATTCCTCCGGCATCCATACTGCTTTAGCCACCGGAAATCACCTTCTTTGCCAGAACTTCAAGATACATGCCGCGCCCGCGCACGTCCTCGACGCTCAAAATGTTGTAGCGCCCGTCAGCGCAAACGATAACCATCTGTGCCGTAAGCACAAGGCCGGGGATTTTACGGAAGCGAAAGAGGGCGGATGCCTCAGAGAAGACCGCCATGTTCGCCCATTTTTCATTGCCGCGCCTGTCCTCTTTGTAGGCGCGGACAGAGGCGAGGATGGTGTCGCCGGTGACCGCAAAGCCTTCGCTGTCCTTTACAAGCGCAGTGGAGATGATATCAATAAAGGTATTCATTTTGCCAAAGCTCATATGCTTTTCCCCCAATCCCGGTCAAGCCGCAGCAGCAGATTAACCGTGTGCCACACCTGCTGACTTGCCTGCACATTATCTGCAAAAAAGCCTGCTGTCGAGCCGTCTCTGGACTCGTAAAAATGGCTGGAGAGCATAATCACGGCTTGCTCGGTGGTGGGCGGCATGACGCTTTCAAAGTAATGGCCTTCTGCAATATGCTGGTAGCTTTCGGCATAAGACACGGCGGCGCGGATAAAGCCCAAAAGGAGAGCATCGTCCGCGCCGTGTTCCAGAATCAAATTCGCCTTGACTTTAGGCAACAGGGTATCAATCACACTCATGCCGCCGCACCCCCCGGCCCTACACTATCTTGTGCTGGAGTACCTTGAAAGCTTCCGGCAGGATCACCCTGCCGTCCACGCGCTGAGTGGCCATAAAGCCAACCTGGCCCGTTACGGCAAACAGTTCGCTCAGTCGCTTGAACACCCTCCCTTGGCGGTCAGCCACCCAGTAATAGCTAAAATCACCGAAGATCACGCTTTTTGCTGCAGCCTCGATGGCAGGCATATACGCCGAGGTATAGAGTGGACGGTTTAAGATAGAGTCGGGCGTTCCCGCTTGGATAGACGGCTGCCAGAGGTACTGACCGGTGCTGTCTTTTAGTTTCCTGATCGCTTTGACGGTGGAGTCGTTCATCACAAAGACCGCCTTGTTGCGGTAGGGCGCTTTCAGACTGTAGAACAAATCAAGGATATCATCTAGCGAGATGGTAGTGGCATTTGCTGTTTGGTCGCCGACCGTTCCGGGAATGATGCCTTGGGGTTTGCCTATTCCGTCGCCTAATAGGAACGCTTCTTCTTCCTTACCGCCGATCCTACGGGCAAACTCTCTTGCGATGTAGTTTTCAAGGTCGAATACGGAATCGTTTAGGAGTTCCTCGGAAACCTTAATCATGGTGGCAAGCTTATGGGCGCCGATTGACACCTGCAAGAAGCTGTCGTCGCTCTCAGGGATAGCGCCTTCCTCGTCCACCCAAGATGCGTTGCCCTTACTCGCCACAACGGGAATCTTGCGGTCGCCGCTTGAGGTGGTGATGACATTTGCCAAGCGGCGAAAGATATTTTTTTCTTCTAAGGCTTCGACGAGCGTACGCTCAAACGTATCCGGCACAAGGTAGCCGCCTTCATGATCAGAGCCAACCTGCAGGGCGTCTATGACCTCGTACTTTGGCTTTTGGGAGCGCATGGCATTCCAGAACGCCTTCTTGTATTCTGCTGATGCCCTGCCGGTCAAATCCTTGCCGGGCGTGTCGGCCGGGGCGTTGGTGATAGGCTTGTTGACAGGAAGGGAAAGCTCAAGGTCGATTGCGGACTGGCGCTCCAGGCGGTCGATTTCTTTGCCAAGCGCCACAACATCGGCTTCCATCTTCTCGTAGGTGGCGGTGTCTTCTGCAGAGATTATCCCGTCATTGCCTCTTTTTGAATCGAGAAACGCCTTAGCTGTTTCCCAGGCCTTAGCCCTTTTTTCACGCATTTCTAGAGTTTTATTCATTTTCAATTGCCTCCTTGTAATTTTAATAGTTCAAGTCTCGTGTCGAGTTCGCTAATGGGTTTGCCTGATGTCTTTTCTTTGCGCGGCAATTTGCTCATAAGCGAGTTGATAACCGCCATTTTGCTAAAAATTGCTCCCTCGTTTGCAGGAGCCGACACATCCGCATCCCAAAACATGATCTGGTCTGCAAAGCCAAGCTCTACTGCTTTTTTTGCATTGAACCAGCTCTCGGCATCCATCAAATGCGACAGCTTCACCCTTGAAAGGCCGGTCTTTAACTCGTAGGCGTTGATGATGCTCTCCTTCACCTCGCTTAGCATGCCTATGGCTTTTTCCATTTCCTCTGTGTCGCCAAAGGCTATGGTCATAGGGTAGGGTAGGAAAACACCGCCTTGCCGCATCCCTGCGGTAGGTTTGTGCAGTCCCCCCTCCGAACCGGACTTACCCCTCTCAAGGTATCCGGCTCTCCATTTGCGCTTTTACGCATGATAGCTCCTACCATGTATTTCATAATGGCATTTTTGACAGACCACAAGCGTTTTTCTCTTCCTTGAAATCATCACTTTTTCCCACATGGCTTTCCCTTTGAGATTTTTTAGTTTGTTGATATGGTGTATCTCAAAAGGGGGGCTTTCTCCGCCGCACAACTCGCATTTGTTCGCTTTCAGGCGTTTTTCAAGTTCATTGAACCCATAATGCCTTTGGGGGATTGCATCCACATCGTCAGCATATTTCCAGCCTCTTTTCAGGTCTGTAAAGCGGACGATTACCATTTGCTTCTGACCGCTTTTTGTTACATAGGGGATGCCCCATGTTTTTCCGAACCTGAATTTTTGGATTATCTGCGACATATTCATCTGATGTTTCCGAGCAAGTGTTTTCAGGCAGCTATACTCCATAAGGTATACAAAGTATTTTAGCTTGCTGAAATTGCTTGCCATATGATAATAGTTGCATATCCCGCGTGTTTGCGAATTGTAGTGGTCTACGATTTCAAGGTCTGTGTTGTGCAGGACAGGGTTACAGTGTTGTGACTGCAATTTCCCATCTCTACCGACTTTCGCTATCTTTTTGTCTATTACAAACCGTTCGATTTTCTCGCCAAGCGGCACAAGCAATTCCACCGTTCCGTTGAGTGTGCGTTGCACAATTCCATCAGAACGGCGTTTTAGTTCACCAGTCCGCCGCACATTCACATCATACCCCAGAAATCTGGCGTATTCTGCGCTGTGAGTGATTTTGGTCTTTTCATCGCTTAGTTCGAGTTTCAAGCGGTTTGCGAGAAATTCTTTCAAAAGAGTTTTTACCTGTTGGCATTCTTCCTTGGTGCCGTTCACGCCAATGAGAAAATCGTCCGCGTAACGCACATATACCAATTTTTTATCAGTAGCGTCTTTCCATGGGATTTTGACAAGTTCCTTATGCAAACGCTTTTTGTCAGCCACGAGCCGTTGAATTTCTTCGGCGCTTTGGGCGGCTTTAAGCTGTCGGCGAACTTTTTCAATCTCCCACTGCTTGTCCGCATACTCTTTGGTGCAGGTGCGCTGTGGCAGCGCGTCAAACCCCTTTTTCAGTTCGTCCATCTTTTTGTCGAGTTCATGCAAGTAGATATTTGCGAGGATAGGTGAGATAATACCGCCTTGTGGCGTTCCGCTGTATGTCGCGTTATACTTCCAGTCCTCCAAATATCCCGCTTTAAGAAACTTTCCTATCAGATTTACAAACCGGGAGTCCTTGATTTTCTCGGACAGCAGCGATAGCAGGACAGAGTGGTCTATATTATCGAAGCAACCTTTTATGTCGCCCTCAATAAACCACCTTATACCATTAAAGCCTTTGGTGATTTGTTGTATGGCCGTATGACAGCTTCTATTCGGTCTGAATCCATGTGAGCGGTCACTGAATATCGGCTCAAATATTGCTTCAAGGTACATTCTGATAACATCCTGCACAATTTTATCGCGGAATGACGGGATTCCAAGCGGACGCATTTTCCCGTTTCGTTTTGGAATGTGCGTCCTGCGCACGGGTTTTGGCTCGTAATTCATATTCGCTAAATCTTGAATAATTTTTGCGATATATTCCGTACCAAAACCATCCGCCGTATCGCTATCAGTGCCTTTTGTCGCTGCGCCCTTGTTGGCATACAAATTTTTATATGCCGTATAGTAAACGTCCTCTCTTAAAAGATAGCGGTAAAGTCGGGTAAACACCCCATCTTTATGGTCTGTTGAGCTTTTTCTGATACGTTCCAAAATCTCTGGCGTTGGTTTCATTTGAGGTTTCTCCTCCCTTTCGCCATTGTTCTTGAAGTCGCGCAAACTGCGCCCCTTCGCCATGTAAGGGTCGTTATCCCTCGCGGACTACTATGGGCGCTCCGTACCCATGGGTCATATTCAGGCGCAACCGCCATAGCCTTGCGGCATTGACCTTTAGGGTATCTCCAGTTAACATTTTCAACAGGTGTGGGAATTGTCGGTTTCGCTTTCGGTTTCTTAACACAAGTTCTCTTGCTCACGGCGCGAGGCTGTAATTACACTTTTGACCACAACCCTATCAAAAGTCTGTCGCGCACGGGGTTTCAGGCTAGTTTCCCCGTTCCTATGGTAACGGACGTAAAACCTCACGTTCACCAAACACAGGTTAAACCTCATATCCCCTTGTCATTGCGGCTCAGTCGTACCCTTTAGCCTTTGGATAACTTGCCGCTTTCCTGCCGTGCTTTGTTCCCGTATCAGCTTTCGCCTTTCGGTTAGGCAGGTTGACTTTCCCGTAATTATGGGAAGCGGGCACCTAAATTCCCGCAGTTGAAAACGCCCTATCTGGACGCACATTATGCACCATAATCATGGAAACCGGCGACATTAATACCTCCCCGCCCGCCATGGCAATAACAGATGCGGCACTGGCGGCAATCCCATCGATTTTCACTGTAACTTTTCCCTTGTAGTCCATCAGCATGTTGTAGATCTGGCTTGCCGCAAAGACACAGCCTCCCGGCGAGTTAATCCAGACGGTGATGTCTCCGCTGCCGCTGATTAGCTCAGCCTTAAATTGCTTAGGCGTCACCTCATCGCCAAACCAAGTTTCCTCGGCGATGGCTCCGTCAAGGTAGAGGGTTCTGCCTTCTTCATTTTTGACCCAATTCCAAAATTTGTTCAAGCTTCATCTGCCTCCTTTCCCGCACTACTTTTATTTGCGAATGCTTTACATTATGTCGGACTTTCCATAAAACGTTATATGTGGAGCTCCACATATCGCCGCTTATGTAGAGTAAGTGATTATGTTGAGTAAAAGAAAAACACCGACCGAAGTCAGTGCTTTTGTGTCACTTTTACTCTCACTTACTCTACATTACTTTTTACTGAAGTTCTTCAACCAGTTTGCCATATCATCCTCAACACTGTGCCCACTAAAGTCGGGAGATACTTCCGGTAATGGATCGGCAGGCTCTGGCATTGGAATCTCAGCTTTGGACAATGCTTCTCGCTTTAATGCCGTGTCGGCGCGGGCGTATCTTTCCGTCGTATTCAGATCATAGTGGCCTAAAATATCACGGATATACACGATGTTGTTTCCGGCCTGCAGCATGTGCATAGCTTTCGTATGACGAAGCGTATGTGGAGAGATTTTTTCAGGAAATAGCAAAGGGTTTTCTGTCCTGCCCTCCTCCACATATTTGTCCAGGATATATTTGATCCCAGAACGAGAAAGTTTACCACCGGATCTGTTGGTAAAAACATACTGCTCCTGAGCATCAGCAAGGTTAATCTTCCAGCGTTTCATGTACTCCTTAAGGTAGTTCATGGTCTGTGGAAGAAGTGGTACTATCCTCGTTTTGTTGCCTTTCCCAGTTATCTTGACAATCGGAGGGGCTTCAAAACGGATATCTTTAAATTTGAGATCAGTGATTTCACTAACTCTTGCACCTGTATCGTACGTAAAAGCCAATAGAGTCAAATCCCTAAGGCCTTCATTTTTAGATGAATCCGGCTGTGTTAACAAGCACTTCATTGCTTCTGCCGATAAATATGTCATAACCGGCTTAGGCGCCTTTTTTAGCTTGACTGCATAGATTTCCTCGGATAGCCTTAGAAATTCAGGGTTTTCAGTTGAAAGCCATCGGCAAAAGCTGCGGATTACAACAAATCTCTGGTTTCTTGAGGTGAGGCTGCATTTACGGTTCGTTTCAAGCCAATCAGCAAACTCAATAATAAGTTTCTTGGTAAGGAACGACATTGAAAGCTTTTCGGGAGTGATCTGCTTTTCTGTCTTGAGAAAGACGATCAATAATGAAAATGTATCTCTGTAAGAGAGAATACTGTTGGTTGACAACCCGCGCTGCCCCGGAAGATAAACTGTAAGGTATTTATTCAGATAGTATCCAAAGGTTTCGGAATTAGATTTCTTCATCATCTGACACCTCCGGAAATACTTCTGAAAGATGCAGCTGCATACTATCAGTTATAGTCGACAGGCGATCCTCTGTTAAGCGTATATATCTTTCAGTTGATTTCAGGCTTGCATGCCCAAGGTACGCAGAAAGAACTGGTAGAAAAACATACAGGTCATTTCCGTTATCACTAAGACGATTCATTGTTCTTACTGCAAAAGTATGCCGAAAATCATGAAGTCTTGGGCCTCGCAGGCTGCCTTCATAAGGGATACCGCTCTTCTCAAGCGTCAAGCGAAAACGTCCATAAACAGTACTGGATGTGAGCACCTGTTTCGGGTGGTAATAAAATATAGGGGCATCTCGGGCAATCCTGTCACTTCGGCCTTCAATATACTTTTTCATAACGGAGGCAATGGAATCGCTCATGGGAATCCAGCGGTCTTTATCCAGTTTTGCATGACGTATTGTTATGACATTATTGTCAAAGTCTATATCGTCTGCGGTAATGCCGAGAGCCTCAGATATTCTGAGACCACTGCTAAAGAGAAGACGGAAAAGGACCGGAATGCATCTGTGAAGATTTGGGTACTGATTAACCGGTTGTATGCGGTCTACCGTCTTCCATATAGCTGTCATTTCCTGGTCGGTGAATATATGAGGCACAAACGCAGTGTTTCTGGGACATCGGATGTCCGGGATTCTCATAAGCATATAGCCCAGGGAAAACATATACTTCGCCCAGGCTGTCATAACACCTGCATGATTGGATTTTGTTTTTTGGCTTCGGTTGTCGTTTTCATTAATCCAAATGAAAATGGCGTCCTCTGGGATGTTTGTATTTGGATAATGCTCCTGGCAATATCGTTCAAAGTACTTAAGTGTTCTCTCCTCGCCAGTATATTTAAATCCGGTGGATCTCTTAAATTCCAGGAACCGCTGGAATGACGAGGATAATTCAGAAACATGTATAGGCTTTAATGCGGGTTCATTATTCATAGTCCGGCACATCCAAAGAGCATTGACGAAGCTTTTCAATATCGATCTGGATGTAGGCTTTTGCGGTATTTGAATCTACATGCCCCAGGATATTGCTGATCACATTTACAGGTGTATCTTTTTCCAACAGGCGGCTGGCAAGGCTGTGTCTTAGAGAATGCAAACCATGCTGACGAGTATCAGGAGCTTCGATGCCACTGCTTTCATAGTACTTGTTGAAATTGTGGTAGATGATTCCGCTGCTAATCTTCTGGTATGGAAGGGTATGCTGTACAAACAGTTCCTTGGCGTTGGTTTTAGGCCTTCCATTCATCCAGTAATCGATAACAGCTTTGCCGATCTGTTCAGGAATAGGAAGCGTTAGCGTCTCCCCGGTCTTTTGTTGTGTGATATTAATGCATCCCTGTTTCCAGTTAAAATTATCGATTGACAAAGCAATAATGTCACTTGTGCGCAATCCAAGATTGGCTGCTATTGCCATGATTGCATAATCACGCTTGCCAAGAGGGTCGGCCCGGTCAATGGCGTTAAGCATCCTTTCGATTTCTTCCTCGCTCCAAACCTTGTCAATCTTTGCTTTTGCATGGTAATGGATACGAGGGACGAATTCGGATAAATTCTGCCGCGTTTTTCCTTGCGCATAGAAAAACTTTAAACTCCTTACCAATGTGCCTCTGATAGTAACTAGGCTAGCTTTTGACAAATGAGTGAGTGTTTTGAAGTAGTCATACAAATGGACTGCTTCTATTTTTTCGGGAGAAATCCCCCTTGAATGGAGAAACGAAGCAAAGCGGAACAAATCAATTTCATGCTTTCTCCATGTTTGGTCCGCATAACCGAATGATTTCAAGTCTTCAAGATGTTTCTTGCAGATTTCTTCATATTCTGCAGGCCATTCAATTCCTAATCCACGCGTGATTTTAGGTGCAAACCCATGCAGCTTGAAATCTGTCAAAGCTTTCAAGGCTCTAACTTTTTGCTGCATGTATGGCGTAAGTGATTCACCATTCAATTGGGTTTCTCCTATGGAAACGTGGTATTTCTCGAGCATATATTGCTCGGCTAAATCGGCGCTGTACTGTGTAATGCCTTTACTAAGGCCGAAGTTATACACACTGCGCCAGGTGCGCATGTAGCAAGTGACAGAGGTAGGAGTAAAACAGTTTTCCTCCATGTTGTCCCTTGCCATGCGCATAAGTTTTGTGAACTCAACATTACTGTTCATAGATAAACACCTCCACGAACAGTATACATAAATTATGTTGAGTAATTTTGAATCAGCCACATATAAAGTGGCTAAAAATCAATGTACTGTAAGCCAATTATGATAACTCAACATAATCACTTACTCTACATAAAATGCTCCAGCATCAGCAAGTTTGGTCATGTTGCCGTTGATCAGATAGAGATCTCCGCCGAGTTCATCCGGAATCCGATTCAGATTTTCCAGCTCTCTGATATCGTTTGATGACATCCAGCCGTTTTGCCGGCCAATCGCATAACCGTTCATTCTGCTTTGATAATCTCCTCGAAGGAGACCGTCTACATTGAACCTGATGAAATAATCCTTCTTCTCAACAGAGGGAAGAAGCGCCCTTTGCATTGCCTGCTCCCACCTTACAACCCACGGATCGAGCGTATACTTCACAAACTCAAGGCTCTGCTGCTCAATATTAGAGAAGCTGGATTTCTCAAGATCGCCAATCATGTGCGGCGGTATCCTGAAAATTCTAGCTATCTCTGTAATCTGAAATTTGCGCGTCGCAATGAACTGGGCTTGCTCTGGCGGAATACCGATACTTTGAAACTTCATGCCTTCTTCCAAGACTGCTATCCGATGCGCGTTTCCACTACCTTGATAAACCGCGTTCCAGCTGTCCCTTACTCGTTTTGGGTCCTTGACCACACCGGGATGTTCAAGTACTCCGCCCGGATTTGCGCCGTTTGCGAAAAAAGTGGCCCCATATTCCTCGCAGGCTAGAGCCATACCGATAGCATTTTTTGCCATTGCGATGGGAGAGTAACCGACCAGCCCGTCAAAACCAAGCCCTGGAATATGCAAGACATCCTCTTTTCGAAGAATGGCTGAACCGGTATCCTTTCGGTATTCGTAGTAAAGCTCTCCAGCCAGCGTTCTATCAACCACCATCCTGTCGGGCAGCAGGGGATAGAGGGCAAGGACCTTCCCCCTGCCATCACGAATAATCTGTGCATAAGCATTTCCCCAAAGCAAAAGATGACCCATCAGTGTTTCTCGAAACACAAATGAAGTCATCTCTGGATTTGGCTCGTCATGGAGCAGATGAAACAGTGGATGTTCGATCGCCTTTTCCTTGCCGCTAGCGGTGTGCTTGAAAGTATGAAGCGGCAGGCTCGCTATGGTTTCTGCTAGAATCCTAACACAGGCGTAAACCGCTGTGGTCTGCATGGCTGTGCGCTCGTTGACGCTCTTGCCGCTGGATGTTGTGCCGAAGAAGAAGCTGTAAGTAGAGCCAAACAGGCTGTTTGCAGGTCGGTCTCTGGCTTTAACTAACCAGCGCAAAAAAGGCAGCCTCATCGCTTTTCACGCTCCTGTTCAAGCTGGATTAGAGCCTTTAAATAGAACTCGCCTTTTTGCAGGTCCTGCACCCCGCCTTTGTGTTTATAGCGCCACAGGTATTTCATGCAGTTGCCCCTAAGATATCCGGCAAACGCCTCAGCTGTCATGGAGGCACGTATTGCTTCAATACACTCAATGGTGCCGCTTGTATAATGTTTCGGGTGATTGACCTCATCAGACACTCCAAATCCCCCTTTCGTCATAGATGCTGCCGCCGGTATTGCCGGAACCGCACCGTATCGCCCTATCCAGCGCCATAATGGTAGCCACCGCGCCATCGATCCTTTCTGTGCTTTTTTCTTTGTCAGGCTTGATATTGCCGGCCGGGTCAGTGCGGATGAAGATATTATCCATCATCCAGCGCAGTACGGGATGGCCGCCATGGGCGATTTTCTCTTCCAAGGTAAGCTTCATCAGTTCCTTTGTGGGCGGCGACATATCCTTAAAGCCCTGCCCGAAAGGAACGACCGTGAAGCCAAGGCCCTCAAGGTTTTGTGTCATCCGCACCGCGCCCCAGCGGTCAAAGGCGATCTCGCGGATGTTGTAGCGCTTGCCCAGTTCCTCAATGAAGCGCTCGATGAAGCCGTAATGCACGACGTTGCCCTCGGTGGTAAGCAGATGGCCTTGCTTCTCCCAGAGGTCGTATTGCACATGGTCGCGCCGGACGCGCAGGCTGATATTGTTCTCCGGCATCCAGAAAAACGGCAGGACGCTGTATTTGTCGTCCTCATCCGCCGGCGGGAAGACCAGCACAAAGGCGGTGATGTCGGTAGTGGAGGAGAGGTCAAGCCCGCCGTAGCAAACCCGCCCCTCAAGGCTTGCTGAATCTATCGGGAAAGCGCAGGCGTCCCATTTTGCCATTGGCATCCAGCGGACGGCTTGCTTAACAGGCTGGTTAAGATGAAACTGTCTGAAATGGTTCTCCTCCGCCGGATTTTGTTTCGCTGATTCACACATCGCACGAAGGTATTCCTCCTTGACGGTGATCCCGAGCGACGGGTTGGACAGCTTCCATACCTTAGGGTCTGTCCAGTCAGCATCCTCCGGCGTGCTGAATACGACAGGATAAAAAGTCGGATCTGTCTTGCGGCCATTGAGAATATCCAGAGCCTTGGCATACACCTCATAACAGATTGAGTTTGTATCGGAGCTGACGGTCGTAATGACGAAATTTAGCGGTTGCCTCCTTGCCGCGCCGGCGCCCTTTGTCATTACATCGTAGAGTTCGCGGTCTTTTTGACCGAGCAGTTCATCAAATACCGTCGCGTGTATGTTCAGTCCGAATTTTGTCGACACCTCGCTCGACAAGGCTTGGTAGTAGCTGCGCGTCGGGTGATAGATGATGCGTTTTGTGGAATCGAGCAGCTTCACACGCCGCTGAAGCGCCGGAGGTGCCAGCCGGCACATATCCCGAGCCACATCAAAGACGATGGCGCTTTGTTTGCGGTCGTTTGCGCAGCCGTAGACCTCTGCGGCTTCTTCGCCATCTGCGCAAAGCATATACAGCGCGACAGCTGCCGCAAGTTCGCTTTTGCCGCTTTTTTTGCTGCAGGTTATGAAAGCGGTAGTAAACTGGCGGTTCCCGTCCGGCTTAATGACGCCAAAAATATCCCGGATAATCTGTTCCTGCCACGGCAGCAGCACAAACTGTTTCCCTGACCATTCGCCCTTCGTGTGACAAAGCAGTTTGATGAACTCTACCGCGTGGTCAGCGCGCTCTTTGTCATACCGCGAAGTCGGCAGCATAAAACGGGTGGGGATAAACTTTTTAGCCATACTGCCGCCTCCGTTCCCAAAACGGGCAAAAGAAAAGAGCCTCCGAGGAAGCCCCTTGCCTTTGCCCACTTATAAGTTATTCATCCGCCTCACCTGTCAGGATAAAGCGGCTGTACTTAGCTTTGTGCTCCTCCAGGTAACACACCAGCTCGTAGAAGCCGCGCAAGAATGCTTCGCGCTGGACGCGCGGCACATCAAACATACTTGTGGTGCCGCTTGCCCGGATGGAGAGGATTTGCTCTTTCACCTTATCAGTCACAGGCTGTTTCCTCCTTTTTCGGCCGACAGCTTTTTCACCACGTCCTCACCATACACCACGCCGAGGGTGGAGCCAGAGTCCCAGATACAAAATATGCTCCCAGCGTCGTCGATAAAATCAACGATCCCATTGACGCCTGGCTTCAGCTTAGAGAAGGGGTCGTTCATCCTGACAAGTTCCACGCGGGTGCCTTGAGGATACTCTTCGCGCAGGCGCTCCACCGTTTCCTTAGAGGGGAACTTATTCATCAGCGGACACCTCCGCCTTAGATCGGGCGCCGCTCTTAAAAGCGCTGCTTCCGGAGAGGTTTTTCAATAAAATTTTCCGCGCATCTTTGTACGCATCGCCCACAAAGCCGAGGCGGAGGAGGAAGCATCTCATGGCGTACTTTTCGTTCTCCACCGGCTTTTCCCTGCCGGTGACGCGCTTCTGGACTTTCGCCGCCGCATAAAGTGCACCGATAAATCGGGAGTAGGCGGCGACTGTTGCGCCGTCTATGCCAAACTTAAACCATGGAAACCTGAGCGTCGTTTCCGTGCGCTCGATAGGGAGTGCTTCCGCGCCGATAGCTTTTTTGATCAGCGCCGCCTTGCTTGCAATTAGCCGCTCAAGGTTCTCAAACGCCGCATCGGTAAAACCCGCAAGCGGCATCTCGATAGTCAGCGTGTCGCAGTGGTCGTCAGAGTCGACTTCCTCTCCCTCGTCAAAGGCAGAAATATCATCCCCGCCGTACTGTCCACGATTTGAGTAATCGGGAACGTTTGCGTCTTCAAGTTTCATGCGGCGCATTTCGCTTTCTGCCCAAAGCTCGTTTAGCTCTTCGATAGAAGGGTTCGCACTCATTCCGCCAAGCGCGCTCTCGTAGGTATCGGGGTTGTCATATTCGCGTTCCGCTGCTTCAAAGCCGTGGAGAGCATGTAGGCCTGCCTCAAGGTCAAGGTTGTCTGGACCTGTAACCACGCCGTTCTTGTCAATGTGGTAGCCGCCTACCTCGTAGCTAAATGTCGGAGCTGCCTTGTAGACAGGCTCCGAGCCAATAATTTCAGCTACTGCCTTGACCAGTTCCTTGCGGCGCGCGCCAATAACGTTGTACTTTAAATCCATTTTGTAAGCCTCCTTAATTTCTTTGGTGCTTACATAGATCACTCTAAAGCTGTAAATTAGCAAGTTATATCTTTGACATGTGTATATATTGGCTACGGTAATCCTCCCACAGTACCGACTTGAAAATAGCCTTATGGTTAACCCACCGTGCGAAAGCTTTCTGTTCCTTCGTGGGTTCGATATTTGTCCGGAAGTCTCGGTAGGGCTGTGCAAACGGGTCTACGTTCAGACCTTTCAAAAAGCGAACGCGCTCCATGGCCTCGGGGATGTCTTTAACGAGAACATATACAAAATAGGCACGCGGCGTGGCGTTGTACCAGCGCAGCAAGTTAACCGCTTTTTGTATATAAGGCATCATCGCTTGGCTATCACAGGCAAGACGAATCGGCGTCAGCCACTTGACCTTCGCTAGAAGTCGAGCCGTTGCGTCGTCAATCAGACGGGCATCCAGCCCCTGATTAAAATCCACGCGCAGTCCCAATCCAGCAATCTTTTCAAGCTGCCTGATTCCATGATCATGGGCTAGCACATTGTTGTCCATCAGAACTACGTCCCGGTGCTTGGCAAAATCGGTAATATCAGCATGAACCTGAATCGGCCCTTCCTTTTCAGGGACAATGCACCACCCACAGTTTCGAATGCAACCACGCGTCAGGAAGCCCAACGAATAATCGAGATCATATAAATCATAATCCGGACACAGGTGCTCAACCTCATCAGGCAAAGCCACTTTCAGATTGATACCCGAACCGCCTACTTCAACCCAGTCAGGTAATTCCGGCATGAGCGTAAAGGAAAAGACCTTGCTTGCGAATCCGCAGTCAAAGTCTTTTATATTATCCGGTGTTGCCAATTTAACCTCGTGACCTGTTGCCTTAAAGTGTGCCGAGAGCTTCATTAACGCCAGGTTGGGGTAATTGTGGCCATCAATATCAACCAGTCCGACTCTCATCCGCACCCACCTCGTTGTAAGAGAACAAAATTTTATTTATTGCCATGTTGCCCACCACCTTCTATTAATTCTACAATCCCGCCGAGGACAAAAATCACGCACGGTAAAGCCACCCCAGCGCCCCACATCTTATATTCTGCAGAATCGGAATATGGGTTCTGCAACCACTTAATTATCTGATTCCGGCTCTTTGGCTTTGAGGACACGCCCATAATAAGACGGTGGATTTCCCAGACTTCCGCCCAAAAAACGATATCCTCTTCGGTAGGCTCGGCAGTTTCCAAATCCGAGCACCACCAGTCAGGAAAACCCTGCAGCCTGGCGCACTCCGTGGGCGTGAGCCTGCGGACGGTATACTGCGGCCGGTTCACAATTTGCACATCTTTATAGTCCCGTGCCAGCAGCGTGGCGGCTCTCTCCGCATGCACCTCGGCGAAGCTGCCCGTGGTCATGGCATAGGCCACTGCATGGCGGTCGGCGGCGGTGAGGGAGAAACTAATGTCCTCATTAACGCCACTGCCTTGGGGACCGTTCTTATCATCACGGCCGATCATGGAGCCTTGGAGTGCGACAACTGCTATGCCACCTTGGTTGCACCCGGGATTTCCGCCATTGGCATCGATGGTACGCGATGTTGTCGCTTCATAAATACCGCTATGCGGGTTGTCCGACTTCATGGAGTTGCTGTCATTAGAACAAATCCCGTAAGCGGTGGGCACGATAACAGTCTGGTCGTTATTGTATCCAAGGGTTGCGGATATATCTTCTTGCACCAGTGCGCCTTTTTGGCCGCCTTCACAGCCGGAACGGATTTTGAGTCTTTTTGGCCTTTCGCCTATCACAAGCGGAACATTCATCCCACCCGTACCCATACGGGAGGTAAGAGTCTGCACTTTGCCGTCTGCTTCGATTTTGCACCGGCCGTCCGTGGGATGGTTTTCAATCGCGACAGCGGTTTGGTTGTCTCCCATTTTTGCCCGGAGAGATCCGCTTAAGTTTTCAACAGTATGGCCGCCGATACGGGAAACGGCGCCCGGTTCAAATGACATTACCGCACCGGGGACAACGCCTGCCCGAAGCGTAGGGCTTTTTTCCTTTTCATAGCCTACACCACGGCTTTTTGAACTGTGTTCTGTGCAAAAGCCGCTCGATTGCATAACGCAAGGCTGATGCCCATGTTCTTGGGCACGGAGCGTACCAGTGACGTTTTCAGTAACCGACAGTATACTGCCGCCTTGGTCGTTGAGGCAGGTCACGCTATTGCCTGATGCTCCAGTGCATTTTTGAGCATCTCCGGCAGTTCTTTGCCCCGGAGAGCTGCACGGCGCAAAATCCCTTGACACGCCTTCGGGCTCAAAGAGTATTTCTCCGGCGTTTTCGCTTCCAAAATCTGCGACAAGATAGATTCTCTTGCGGCGTTGGGCGACTCCGAAAAATTGCGCGTCGATAGTTCTGTATGCCACGCTCCATCCGTTTCCCAAAAGTATGTCTGCGTAAGACCATCGGCCGTTTTTAGGCGCAGGCACCTCGGCTTCCGGCTCGGCGATCCGGATGATCGCCTCAAGGACTGCCTTGAAATCGGCGCCTTTGTTTGAGGAAAACGCACCGGGTACATTTTCCCAGAGGATGAATCTTGGATAACGCCCATTTGTCGCGCACCTCATTTCCGTAATGATCCTGATTGCTTCATAAAAAAGAACGGATTGTTTTCCGTCCAGGCCTGCTCGCTTGCCGGCGACCGACATATCAGTGCAGGGCGAGCCGAAGGAGATAATGTCCACAGGCTCAATCTTCGAACCGTTAATCTGTCTGATGTCCCCGTAATGCTTCATTTTCGGTATCCGCTTGGTGGTGACCAGAATCGGAAACGGCTCCACTTCCGAAGCCCAGAGCGGTTCGATGCCAGTTAAAAGTGCTCCGAGCGGAAAGCCACCAGAGCCGTCGAAGAGGGAGCCGAGTGTCATTTTCCTATCCACGGTCAGCCACCTCCTTCACCAATTCGGCGTAGCTGAGCACTTGGCCGCCTCGCTCGCAGGTGATGTCTTCGCCACTGTTCTGCTTGAACTGGGCGTATCTTCGCAGGATGACGCTTGCGTACTTCTCGTCAATTTCGAGCATGAAACAGGTGCGGTCAAGCTGCTCGCAGGCGATAAGGGTAGAACCGCTCCCGCCGAAGGTGTCGAGCACGATGGCGTTTGCCTGGCTGCTATTGGTTATGGGATAAGCAAGTAGGTCAAGGGGCTTTGAATTTGGATGATTTTCGTTTTTCTTCGGCTTGGCGAAGTTCCAAACCGTGGTCTGCTTGCGGTCGGAGTACCACTTGTGCTTGGTGGTATTTTTGAAGGCATAGAGCACGGGCTCGTGTCTCTGGTGGTAGTCGCTACGACTAAGCACTAGGGCGTTTTTCACCCAGATGCAAGTGGTGGAGTAATGGAAGCCCGCGTCCACACAGGCGCGGAAAAAATTCACCTTTTCCGAATCCGAATGGAAGCAGTAAAAAGCCCCGCCGTCAGCAAGGTTCTCGTAAAAGCATTTGAATGCTGAGAGCAGGAAGCTGTAAAACTGTTCTGCTTTCATACTGTCATTCTTTATTTTCAGCCCGCTGGCTGACTCGAATGCCACGTTGTACGGAGGATCGGTCAAGACAAGGTTTGCCTTGCGGCCGTCCATAAGCAGATGTACATCTTCTGCAATGGTCGCGTCGCCACAAATCAGCCTGTGCCTTCCAAGTGTCCAGACGTCGCCGCGCTTAACGAATGCTGCTTCTTCCAGAGCCGCTGAAAGGTCAAATTCATCGTCCTTAACGTCCTCAAGCCCACCCATCAGCTTATTCAGTTCCGCATCGTTAAAGCCAAGGAGTGTGATATCAAAGTCAGAACCCTGCAGGTCAGCTATCTCAATTGCAAGGAGCTCATCATCCCAGCCTGCGTTTAGCGCAAGGCGGTTGTCGGCAATGATGTAAGCACGTTTCTGAGCTTCGGTCAGATGCTCGACCACAATACAGTTTAGTTCGGTTAACCCTTCCGCACGCGCCGCAACAAGTCGCCCATGGCCTACAAGCAGATTGTATTTCTCATCAACAACCAGCGGCGCGACCACACCGAATTCTCGAAAGCTGGCACGAATCTGAGCTATTTGCTCTTTGCTGTGCGTTCTGGCATTTCGAGCATACGGCACAATTTTATCAATTTTTACTACTTCAGACCGCTTGGCGAGTATCATTTGTTCCTCCCACCTTTCCTGCCAGAGAGCAGCGCTTCCATAATGTCGTCCTGCGGATTGCCCACAAATGCTGTGGTGCAGTTTTGCTTGACGATGTCAAAAATCTCATACCAGATGAGATTTGCCTGTTTCTGAAACGACTGGCTCATCTGCACAAACGGGCTGCTCATCGCGCCGCCTGTAGTCGGGTGCTTGCCCAAAAGCCCGTAGGTGCTGATTGCTTCCTCGCACTGGATATAGCGCGTGAAGGCCTGTGCATATGCTTCAATCAGCCGGGGGTTAACGAACTTCTCACACCCGCGCTCTTTAAGCCAGCTCCAAGTTTCAATAAACAGCGCGTCTGCGCCAAGCGGCTTGCCGTCTTTTTGCCTTGCGCTAAGATAATCGCTTGGCGCAGGCATATCCTCGCCATATAAAGCGGCTGCATCACCTAGTTCGCCAGCTTCAAGCAGCGACTCAGGAGGCAGTTCCGGGGCTTCCAGAATCCGTGCGGCCTTGCCAGCCGTGATTTTTTCCGCAAGGGGCTGCGGTTTGTCCCCGGCGCGGACGCGGCGGCCGCCCCTGTTTGTTCCGTCTTTTGCCACGCGCCTTCACCTCCTTGCTGTGGTAGGGGTTAATCCCCCGTTTGAACCGGTATTTTTTCACGCGGTGGGCCACGCCCGTTGCCCGGGGCGAAGATTGTAGAGATTTTGACCGCCCCTACCGGACGCACACTTTTTGGCTTGTATTGACAACGTGCATATCATGCAGTATGCTGAATATACTAAGCAGCGAAAGGAGTGCAATGCCATGAGTGAAACTACAAATATCAGCATCCGGATAGATGTTCAACTTAAGAAGCAGGCCGAAGAACTTTTCTCGGACTTGGGCCTCAATATGACCACAGCTATGACTATGTTTCTTCGTCAGGCTGTACGCAGCCAAGGAATCCCGTTTGAGATTTCCCGTGTTCCGAGCGCGGAAACAATCGCGGCAATGAGAGAAGCGGAAGCCATTGCTCGCGACCCAAACGTAAGGGGTTACACCGATCTTGACGCGCTGTTTAAAGATTTGAAAGCATGAAATATACCGTCAAACCCACAAACAGATTCCGCAAGGACTACAAGCTGATGGAAAAACGTAACTTGGATATGTCCTTGCTTGATGAAATCATCGCGAAGTTGGCACAGGGCATCCCGCTTCCTTCGAACAACCGCGACCATGAACTGACTGGTAACTATGCCGGGCATCGGGAATGTCATATCCAGCCCGATTGGTTGCTTATCTATCGCATTGAGAAAGATGTTCTTGTTCTTACGCTGACCCGCACGGGTACCCACAGCGATTTATTCTAAGCGTCTCTGCCAGCGTCCGCCTTCCCTGGCGGTTATCTTCGAGTGGCAGGAAGTACACAAAGACATGAGGTTATCGTTGTCGTTGGTGCCGCCTTGCGCCAGCGGCTTAATGTGGTGGACTTCCTGCGTTGGCGTAAACCGTCCCCGTTCTAAGCAGCGTTCGCAAAGCGGATGCGCCGCGCGGTAGCGGTCGCGCACCTTCCGCCACGTCCGGCCGTAGAGCTTGCGCGTCGCCGGGTCACACTGGTAGCGTTCGTATCGTTTTGCTTCCTGCTTGGCGTGTTCTTCGCAGAACCGGCCGTCCGTCAGCTTCGGACAGCCGGGGTGGGAGCAGGGCCGCTTGGGTTTGTAGGGCATCACTTCACCTCATTTTTGGCAAAGTGAAAGGACGCCCACCGTGTGACGAGCGCCCTCTCAGATATTTTGCTAACCGAGTATCAAGTACGTTAATTTTGTCAAACACAATCCCCATGCAATTGAATAGATTTAATCTTGTAGCGGAATAATCCTCCCGGTGCTTTAACTTCTATTTCATCACCGACTTTTTTTAACAACAATGCCTTGCCAACCGGCGATAAGTATGAAATATCTCCTGCACTTACACTGCTGCGGAAGGGACTCACTATGCGGTACTCAAAGATTTCTTGGTCGAATAAATCTTGTATTTCCACTTCGCTACCTATGGTAACAAAGGGAATTTTGTTGTCTGTGGTTTGCGCCTTACTCGCATTTATAATAAGTTGTTCAACACGTTTGATATAATCTTCCACAAGCATCTCTATTTCATTACGTTCCGTTGACTGTTCCGGGTAGTATTCCTCAAGAAGCTTTTTCTTCCCCTCCTCGATTTCCACCAAGTGTTTAACCAGATTTTCAAATGTAGTTTTCGATAGTTTAACCTTAGCCAAATTAACCCCTCCATAGATACCCATTAAATGGCAAGCCCCCATATAAAAGGCAAGGGAGCTTCGCCAATAGGCGAAACACCCAGTTAAGGGAAGCTTATCATGAAATACAATGATTGTCAATGGAGTATGATATTTCCATTTAATGCAAGGGTTTATAGTTTATGGTATTTTCAAAGTGCCCTCCAAAAAAGATTGCTTGTATACTTGGAAGCTACGTTTCGCTATTCTAATGCTATCAAACTTTTGCTGTGACATTCAACAGATTATAGTGACATCTTTTACTCGCTCCGAGCAGGCGGCTAACGCTTCGCCGTGTATTCGGTGAACGTGGCGCACGCTGCAATGAAAATCCGCCGCGATTTCATCCCATGTTTTGAAGCAGAGATAGCGCAGTTCCAGGAGTACCCTGTAATCTGGGCTATTCAAAGAACGGATAGCATTCGCAATGTCCCGCTTCAAGTCGACGAGCCTGTCGATGTCTAAGTTTATTTCATTCTCCAAATCCAGCATTTTGGCGATGATCTCCTCCATGCGGTGGACATTGCGCGTCTCGCTCGGCGGTGTCGGAGAGAGAGTGGATGTGGCTTTGGCGGCTAGCTCCCGAAGTGTTCGTACCTGCTCTAATTTTGCGTCTATAAGGCGGTTTATCCGCCGCGTTTGGGCCAAGTACTCCTTAACCGTCATAAACACCGCCTCCTTTCCCCGAGTTCACATCCTGTCCAGGTTATCCGCGACTGCTTGTCGCCGTTTGGCGTGATGTTTAGCAGGCACCTGTGATACTCGCTTTTATCGTTGCCGCACTGGAAAGCCGTCCATATCTTGCTGCTTGCCGATTCGTCGGGACATGCAAACCGGCAAGCCGCGCATCTGACGCGCTCAGTTGTTACTTCGCTCATAAGCCTACCTCCGATTCGGTTTTGTTTCCCTCGGATTGGCAGCTTTTGGCTTTAGCTGTCGTTGATTTACTCCGTAGGTTTACAAATTTGCTTTGACCGCCTCAATCAGGGCGGTCTGGGTTTTGTCCTTCCGCTTAAGGACGGCCATGACTTGCTCGTCAATCGTACCTTTGGCGATGATGTGGTGGATGACCACCGTGTCTTTCTGCCCCTGCCGCCAGAGCCGGGCGCCTGTCTGCTGGTAGAGCTCCAGGCTCCAGGTAAGTCCGAACCACACGAGAGTAGAGCCGCCGGCCTGCAAGTTCAGCCCATGCCCGGCAGAAGCAGGATGGATGACCGCCACAGGGATTTCACCGTCATTCCAGCGTTTGATAGAGTCAGCGCCATCCAGCTTTTCTGCGGGAAATCGCTCCAGTATGCGCGTCAGGTCGTGCTTGAACCAGTAAGCAATTAAAACTGGCTTGCCGTTTGCCGCCTCAATCAGATCCTCCAACGCATCTAGCTTGCGGTCATGGATGCAAAACACTTCGCCGACGTCGCCGTAGACTGCGCCGTTTGCCAGCTGGAGCAGCTTGTTACTCAAGGCGGCGGCGTTTGCGGCGCTGACCTCGCCGCCAGTTAGGCTAAGCACGAGATCACGTTTTAGTTCATCGTAACGCTTGAGTTCCGTTTCTGATAATCGCACATTGTGTTCCACCATCAGCAGTTCCGGCATCTGGAGATGGTCGGCTGTTTTCATACTGATGGTGATGTCTCCGATTTTGTTGTAGATGCGCTCCTCAGCCTTCGGCAAGGGTTTATAGCTGAAGATGACCTGGCCATTCCGTTTGTCCGGCAGGAAATAGTCGCTTCGGTACTTTCCAATAAACCGGCCAAGCCGCTGCCCCAGATCAAGAAGCCTAAACTGTGCCCATAAATCCATCAGGCCGTTGCTTGAGGGCGTTCCCGTCAGTCCGACCACTCGTTTTACTTTGGGGCGAACCTTCATTAGTGAGCGGAAGCGCTTTGACTGGTGGTTCTTAAACGATGACAGTTCATCGATGACCAGCATATCAAAGTTAAAAGGGATGCCGCTTTCCTCTATGAGCCACTGGACATTTTCGCGATTTATGATGTAAATGTCCGCCTTGGCATTAAGTGCGGCAAGCCTTTCGCGCTCCGTACCGACCGCAACCGAGACCTTTAATCCTTGCAGATGAGACCACTTTTCCGTTTCCTGCTTCCAGACATTTGTGCAGACCCGCAACGGGGCGATAACTAGGACTTTGCCAACGTCAAAGTAATCGTAGAGCAGATCGTTTATGGCACTCAGAGTGATAACGCTCTTGCCAAGCCCCATCGAGAGAAATATCGCGCTTATAGGGTTGCTCAAGATGAAGTCAGTAGCAAATCTTTGATAATGGTGGGATGCATAATTTAGGCGTACCATCTTGGCATCTCCCGTTCGGCAAGGTCGAAGATAAAGTCGCGACCTTTAGCCGTCCAAAGCAGCATCGGCAATTCATAGCCATTGTCTAGCTTCACAAGTCTTGGAAGCGCAAGATTCCTGCCGATATAGTCGGCATAAAGCCGCCATGTTTGTGAGCCATTTGGTTTATACTGCACACGGCAGTCGCAAAGAAAGCGATTCAAGGTTACGGCAGTGGTTCCTAGCTCCTCGGCAATTTCGCCGATCTTATAAAGCTCCACCGTATCAGTTTGCCCTTCGTACTTGGCGGCTGTAAGTTCGAGGGCTTCCCGGACTTCCTCCGCTGCTATGAGGGCAAGTAAAGCCTCCTTGTAGTTCCGGGGCGCAAGTCTGCGCTCCATTTCGTTGAAGGCTGCGATGTATGCTTTCTTAAACTGCATCGCCTTTTCGCCCGTGTAACCCATGACAAGAAGCGTGAAGCCGTCTCGTGTGATAGCGTATTCATAATAGGTCTGTCCGTTTTGTGGCTCCAGGTAGGGGGTGTGTCCAAAATTGGACTGACCCCAAGATGGGTCGTTTTCAATGATGCCTCGGACATCACGCATCACGTGTTTGTGTTCTTTCTCAAAAACCCGCGCGATGTCGCGGCTTGAGACAACGGCTTTGCCGTCTCTCACGGTTAGTCCAAGGCTTATAAGTCGGTTATCCATTCGCGATATCCTCCAATATCTGCTTAATTTGTTCGGGGCGGTCAAGCACAAAGACCTTGAAGCCTAAGCGCCGAAGCATTCCATGCCTTGCTTCCTGTAATGGACGCGGATGCTCTCCGTACTGTTTGACCTCCACGAAAGCAAGTCTCCCTATTGGTAAAAGGACAAGCCGGTCAGGCATTCCGTAGTAATTTGGTGAAACAAATTTTAGCGCGATGCCTCCCGTAGCCTTCACAGCCTCGACCAGTTTGCCCTCCAGAATCTTTTCTTTCATAATCACCTCTGTGACGAGTTTCATGATTTAGTCGTCACAGCCCAAACCCCTTTATCCATTGGGGTTTCAGGTCTTTCTGCGACAACCTCAACGATTTTTCCTATATATTACTTACGCGCGTACTATTGCTTTTCTGTATTTATAAAAAAGCATTTTGAATATATAGGAAATACTTGTCCCACTTGTCCTAGACATTTAACAAACCCTTATGCAGCAGGCGTTCTCCGGTATGCCTCTGCGACAACTCTATTCCCACTTGTCCTAGACCTTTAACAAGCCCTTATACAGCGGGCGTTCTCCGGTATGCCTCTGCCACAACTCTACAGTAAAGCCGCTGCATGCCGTAGATGGGTATCCGCTTCCTAACCTTTGTCCTTTGCCACCCGCTAACGCGAGTCATTAAAGCAGCTAAAGCATAAGAATCGGCAGGTTTTAGTTCAGGAAGACTTCGCCCGAAGCACTCTACCCAAATCTCGGCGTTGCTGACCGTCTCGCGGCGCACTTTGCCTGCCTGTGATGTCGGAGCGTCCTTGTCGGCGATATAGCTTCGGCGAGCATAGATGTCCATACTGGCCCAATTCTCGGGGAGCAAGGTCTCAAGATACTCCTCGACCAAGCCTTGGCGCTCATCGACTTCCATGGCGTCACGCTGAGTTTCCTCAGCTTCCTTAACAAGGCGCCCTTCAAGGTAGAGCTTCTCTCCGCTTTCCCAGATGGTTTTAGCCTCGGCCCAGATCTGGTCACGTTCCTCGGCGCTGAAGTTCCATTTCTTGATCTGCTCCTCCTGATGCACCTTTACAATCCAGAAACGGCGGTTACCTGTGATGTCGCGGAGGTATCCGCGCTCGCCATTGACAGAGGCGATGATGATGCACTGGCGCGGGTGGCTCTCAACTGTCTTTCCGTAGCTTGGGCGGTACTTGTCGTCAGAAGTTGAGAGGAAAGCCTTCACCTTTTCAATGTCAGCCTTCTTCATGCCGGCAAGTTCGCCGATTTCCGCCACCCAGAAGCCCTGCAGCTTCTCAGCGCCTGACTTGTCATCCATATCGGTCAAGGTCAGCGTTTCCGTGTAATACTCATCGCCCACGAGGTCTTTAAACAAGGTGCTTTTACCGATGCCTTGCTCTCCGTCTAGCACGAGCACGCTGTCAAACTTTGTGCCTGGCTTGTAGACCCTGGCGACAGCTGCTGCAAGTGTCTTGCGGGTGACTGCCCGTACATACGGCGTATCATCTGCTTGCAGACAGCGCACGAGCAGTGTCGGTACCCGCTGCGTCCCGTCCCATGGTGGTAATCCGTCAAGGTAATCTCTTATCGGGTGGAACCGCCTATCGTCAGCCACCTTTGTGAAACTGACATCGTGATTACGGCTTGAGAAAGCAACGTAGCGGATATCAATTAGCGCCTTCATCTGCGCTGTGTCAGCGTCACGCCAGAACTTGTTATCAGGCGGCCGCTCCCATGGCACCTTGCCTGTAACCTGAACCCTGTTTGCCAGTTCGTTATAGGCAAAACTGGCGAAATCAGGGTCGTTGTTGAGGATAAGCATTTCATTCCAGACGCTGTTTTCCAGAACGCTGCTGCGTGGTTGATATTTTAGGAGCGTTCGCCAGTCACCGGATTCTGTGTCAAAATCTGCTTGCGCCTGAGCCTGACGATCCTTGTCCAGATGGAGTTTCACCCTGTCAAGCGATACGGCAAAGTCACACATCGCCTTAAACGACGCCTTTTCATCGAGGTCGGGAAATTTGTGAGTTCTGATAAGGTCAAAGGCGTTTAAGAGCTTGCCGCCCGCAGGGTCTGAGGCGTGGTGGGAGTAGGACCATTTACTGTCGTAAATGACCACGCCCGCCGTGGAGTCGGCTTCCTTAAACTGATAGCGACCATCGACTGCCGCTGGTTCGTAGATATCAAGAAGAAATTCGGAGATTGCCTCCTCTATGGGATAAGCACTGCAGAACGCACCAACCAGACCGTTTTTTTCAAGCGGGTCTTGCTGGCTCTTAATCTCATGTTTGCGGACCTCGCTTTCCCGCGATGAAGTTGGCCACTGGGTCACATCCCGCCAGTCGTCGTACTTATTTAGATACTTATCGGGATCGAGCGCTTCGCCGGATGTTTCCTCAAAGACGAACTCGCCGTTTGCCGAGCAGGAAGCCCAGTACATCATGCGGTTTGCCTGATAGGTGGTATCGTCAAAATAATCAATACCTATTTCCTTTGCCACCATGCGCATCAGGGCAGGATATTCGTCTGCGCTGACTTCTCGGCCAAACAAGATGACCACTCTGTATCGCGGACTTGCCGGCGTATGGCTGTGAGTGGAGTAGATAAAATACGTCAACCCCGCAAGAGCGGCTGCTGCGGCGCTGATGAAGTCTGCATTTTTTGGAATATTGTCCGCGTCAAGCACGCCGACACTGCGGCAAATAACGTTTCCGTTCTTGCGGATGCCGCCTTTTAACCATCCGCCCACGAAACCGCCGTGGTCTTTGGCTTCTTCCCTGCGCTGCTTGGACAGCTTCGGGTACTCCTCGGCGGTCTCCGTCGTTCTGCGCGGGGTGCGATTGCGGTTGACGATGTATTCCCATGAATGCTCCTGATTCTTATATTTCCTATCCGTATTGCGGTTGCAGACGGAGATTTTAATCAGTTCCTTCATCCAACGATTCCTCCTTGCACTTGGCGTTGAAGTATCTGACGGGAATGCCTCGTTTTTTGGCTTTAGCGATTTCTTTTCTCATGCCATCACTTATGCGGCTACCAAACACCCATACTTCATCACATTTACAAAGCAGCCCAAGTTCTCGCTCATCGCGGTCGCTATCATCCATAAACTGCGGAAAATGGAGATGCGGGGCAATGGGGATACATCCTCGACTTATGGCAAAGTGACAGTAACCTCTGGCGCGGGAAATGTTGTATTCCACATCACCCATGAAAGGCGAAGCGATATAGACAAGCGGTCGATAAGCTTTGATCACGTTTGCAATGGCAATCTCGGCGGTCGGATCCGGGTAGCCTTCTGAGTTTTTCATATTCTACCGCCTTCTGTTACGAGCGCCTTCAACGCCTCGGCAAACGACTCATACTGTTCGGGGAGGAGTCCGTAAACCGACGTGATTTCGTATTCATCTAAAAGGTCATACACCTGCTTGCCGTAACCAGCTTGACAAAGCGTGTCTGAGAGCAGCGCGATACCGTCAACCGTGATTTTGATGTTCTCAATGTGTTTGCGCTTCTTGGTGCAGGCAGAACAAATAATGCTTGTGGAATAGAGATCACCCTCGCCGTCCGAGAAAACCTCTACAAGGTCGACAGGCAACTCTCTGGCGCAGTTAGGGCAGAGCGTAAACACGTTTTCGTCCGTGATGTTGGCCTTTAAGACCTTGCCGTTTGCCAGTTTGGTTTTAAGATAGAACATTTTCGTTTCCTCCAAATTTGTGATAGACGAATAACCGCCTCCACTTCCTAATGGACAGCGAAGGCGGCAATTCCGTAGTGGTATTTCATGATTTTTGATAAAATGGCGTTTCGAAACTATCGCAGCGAAGCGGAAGACCTGCAGCCCACGGCGGTACACGGCTCATCTGCTCACATACAGCAGAAGGCGATACACGTTTATCAGCCTCGATAACAACCTCGTCGTGAATGTGCATGACTACATCGGCAGAGCGAAATGTCGCTAGGGCGTAGTATAGGATGTCCCTTGCCACAGCTTGGGTGATATTCTCGACCCACTTGCCGGGCGAGGACTCAATGCGCTCCCATCTCTTTGTCGTGCCGATGCCCTCGTAAGTCACGCACTCCGAACCGAAACGGCTCTCGCCGATGCGCGGCTTGACGTATGCCAGCTTCCTACCGCTAGGCAGGGTAATAAAGAGCATATCGCTCTGATAGCTGAATCTGATCCCGTTGGTTTCGGTTATCTTCTTATGCTTCACGGCGGTCTTTGCCGCTTTGTCGGCGTCCCACCAGAGCCGCACGATATTGGGATTGGCGCTTCGCCATGCATTCACCAGGGGCTTAAGCTCATCTTCGGAAAGCCCCATATCTAATGCGCCCATCGCCTTTAGCGCGCCAACCGAGCCGCCGTAACCACATGCCAAGTCCGCGACTTTGCCCTTTTGCCTTAACGGATTCTTCTTATCTATCTGCTCAACAGGCACATTAAACATTTGACTAGCTGTGGCGATATACAGGTCATTTTTTGCAATGTAGGCATCAAGCACCCATTTCTCACCTGCAATCCAAGCTAAAACAACCCTTTCAATTGAAGAAAAATCAGCCACAATAAACTTGCAACCTTCTTTTGGGATAAACGCCGTGCGGATGAGCTCAGAGAGCACCGCCGGCACATTGTCGTAGAGCAGTTCAAGGGTGTCGAAATCGCCGCTACGCACAAGGTTCCGCGCTTGCTCAAGGTCTCTCATGTGGTTCTGGGGCAGATTCTGGCATTGGATAAGCCTCCCGGCAGCTCTGCCGGTTCGATTCGCGCCATAATATTGGAGTAGCCCTCTGGCGCGGTTATCGGCACAGGCCACCGTTTCCATCGCCTGATACTTTTTGATCGAGGATTTTGCCAATTGCTGACGTAGCAACAACACTTCGCCTAACGGCTCAGATGCGGTCTTTAATATTTCTGCGACCGCCTTCTTGCCGAGGGTGTCAGTTTCCAGTCCGTTTTCGGCAAGCCAGTCTTTTAGCTGTGCTACGGAGTTGGGGTTATCCAGTTCTGTTAGCTGCCGCATCTTCTGCATCAGTTCGGATTTTGTGCGCTTGTCTGCGGCGATGGCGTTTTTTACAAGCGTCATATCAAGCAGTACGCCTCGGTCGTTGATTACTTGGTCCTCTGCGTATTCCGCCCAGATGCACTCCGGCACAGGAAACTTGACGAGACGCGCTTGAATGGACAGCTCTGTTTCCACATCGCGGCGATTATATGATTTGAATGCTTCCCACTTGTCGGGGGCGTGTTCTGGGAGATTGCGTGTTCGCTGCCCGTTGGCGGCGGTGGCGGCACACGGCTTGCAGAAGTATCGTATAAGGTCCTTACCCCCGGTCAGTTTCTGCTTATCCAGACCAAGCACCACGCCGACGTTTTCAAGAGAAAGTGGCAATCCCATATATGCCGACCAGACCATGGAGCAGCGCCATGACACCGGGTTTAGATATTTTACCTTGCCGAGGACGCTGGCTGATTGGTGGTTGTCGGCGAAGGGGTCAAGGTTTATACCCGTGTCCGATAGGTAGCGCGACAGGCAGACCCGCTCAAAGGAACTGTTGTGAGCCCAGACTAAAACACTCTCATCCAATACCGCATCAATTACGCACTGTGGCACTTTTTCGCCATTTGCGAGGTCAACCGTCTGAATGTCACTGCTATCGAAAGCGTAAGACAGAAGCAGTATTTCAAAATCATGCGACCCACAATAACGATATAGACCGCTTTTTGTGAGGTCTACGCTGCTATACGTTTCTAAATCCAAATGGAGGTTGCTTCTGTTTTCAAACATATTGCACCTTCGCTACACGATACCCGCCAGTTTCTCCAATCGGATTTATGCATGCGAAATTTCCATGTTGCTTTTTTGCTTCTTCGTTATATCTTTTTGCGGCATCTTCAGCGGTATCGTAAAACCCGAGTGTCTGCTGTCGATTATGGGTGCGGATATACGCTTGCCATTTTTTGCGTCGCTTGTTCCAATGAACACCTTTGTAACCACTGGTGTTACGGCTTGAAATATTAAGATTCCAAGCGCTTTCGGATGGAGTTGCCCAACGTAAGTTCTCGCGGCGGTTGTCAGTTCTGTCGCCGTTGATGTGGTCCGCATACATTCCTTTGCGGGATCCTAGTAAGAAACTGTGAAGCAGAATAGCTCTACCCCCTATCGAAGCAACAAAATAGCCATCACGTTTTCGCCTGCACCACCCGTGGCTACTAACATAGGCGGCATCTTGTAATGAAACCGTAAATTCTCCGGTAACAGGCGAGCCAAAACGGGCGACGCCGTTTTCGACCACATAATCAACCCCTTTTCGTCGTGGTTCACGACAGGCAATACATCCCTTGCTTGTACCTTTACGCACTGTATAGCCTGAAAGGCTTCTGACGTTGCCGCAAGCACAGCGGCATATCCAGTATGCTTCGCCACGACCATCAAATCGGTCAAAGCTGAGTACCGACCACTTATTGATTTTCTGACCAGCCATATTTATAAATGTCATAAACAGCTACCTCCCGACTAAAGCGGGGCGGGAGACTGCATTTCTCCCACCCCCCTCCGCTTGTTTTCCTTGCTTTATTTGAGGAAGTCCTCGTTATCGTCAGTCTTGAAATCGTCATCGAAATCGTCTTCGGCTTTTGCCTTCCCACCAAGTGACTCGCCGTCGCGCACCTTCTGGATATTCTGCAGTCCGCAGGCGATGCCACGATTGCCGTTGCTGTTGAAAACGAAGAACGAGAGGGAAGCACGGGCATACACGCCGGAGTAAATTTCGCTTGTGTCATATATGGGTTCGCGGTTTGCGTCCACCACGCCCGGCGCCGTGTTGCTGTTGGCGTTTAGAAACCAGTGACCGGCATAAGCCTCGTCGCCGGGTCTTTCTGTGTCGCCATCACGCAAAGGGGTTTTTAGAGAAGCAAGAGATGGCACAGATTTGCTGTTGCCCTTTAATTTGGCTTCTCCCTCTTCGTAGGCGGCTTGGATTGCCGCCTTGACCTTGGCGATTGTCTTGGCATCGCTTTTTGGGATGAGTATGCTGGTGGAATACTTCGGCGCGCCGCCATTGATGGATCTCGCCTGCCAGATGTTCGCATAGCTCAGTCGGCATACACCCGTGATAATTTTCGTGGGGTTGACTGCACCCTTGTTTGCCATGATAGAATCCTCCTAATTTTCAATTGGGTCGGCAAAATCGTCTGCCGCCGTAGTAATGTAGATTTCTTGGCGCTTGTCTGTTGCCGGAACAAGCGCCGGTTTGCCTTGGGGTTTTTCGATCAGTGCGCCGATTGTCTCCTCGAATCGCTTCTTTCCAAGAAGCGAGGCCATCGCGGTAACACCTAGGACTTTGTGTTCATATGGGTCCAGCCCGAGACACTTGACAGCTTCTGCGACAGCCGTCTCGTCTGTGTACTTGCGGTTGCTCCTGCCCTTGATCAGCTTCCAGCCAGCAAACCGCACGCCTTTTAGTGCCTCTAAGAGAGCGAAGTCTTTTACATCTGATGCCCATGAGACCAGCCCGTCAATCTTGCCAAGGATGGTCGCAATCTCGTCGTTTTCAAGCAAGGCGGGATCGGTAAAATCGTATGCGGCAAGCGCCATATTCGCTTTGGCGCGTTCGCGGCATTTTGCTTTCGCCCTGCAGAAGCGGCAATGCTCGCCTGCCTTGTAGTTGCCGTTGCCATACCACGCCAGTTCTGCTGCGGGTTTGAGAGCTTCAACAGCCCACTTTTCGATATCCTCGCGAGACATTTCCCATGTGGAACAGTTGGAGAGTCTTGGCTGGAAGATGCTCATCCTTACTTTGTTAATGGGGTAGAGGAAGCCGAACAGCTCCAAAGCACCAAGGGCATAAATCCGAAGCTGGCCGTTACCTTCTGCGTCAATTTTCACGCCGCGTCCCGTTTTTAAATCAATTATCTGAAGTACACCCTCCGAGACAATGAGCGCGTCGCAGGTTCCTTTACATTCAGGCACCCAGCGGGAGCAGTCGACCTTCTGTTCTACAAACAGTTTCGGGTTGGTTAACCCCTCCATCTGCTCTGTAACAAAAGCGACGTAGTCGTCGGTGTATTCCGCCATCTCAATGTTGTCGCAACTAGGCGGCACTGAAGCTTGACCGAGTTTGTGTCGTAGCTTTAATTCCGCTACGCTGTGTGCCTGAGTGCCTTCTGCAGCATAGCTCGAACTTGCGTCTTGATAGTTCTCAGTCAGTCGAGCTGACGGTGGGCATGCTATCCATCTGTTGCTAGACGACGGCGATAGCAGTGAGTGTTTTGCCCCATCACTCATTTGAGCGCCCTCACTTCTCTGACGAGGAGGTCGTATTCTGACGGGTCGATATCAGAGAGTCTGTTTGCGCCGTGCTTCTTAATTAGCGTTTGCACCGCCTCTCTGAATCCACTTGACGCCTTGTCTGCGAGGATGCCGCGCACCTCCTCAAGTGTGGGTGTTTGCGCAGGTCTTTCCTGTGGCAGATCCGGCTGGCTGCATATCTCATCAGAGTCGTGTTCAGATTCGTACAGAGCTTTGATTTCCTCAGCGATTTTGCCGATTGCTGCCGCAAGACGTGCGAGGTCATTTTCGATTTGCTTGGCTTTGCCTGGTGTCATAGCATTTTTCTCCTCTCGATTTTTCCGCGTATCGTTGTTCTAAAGCGATCAGCTTGCCGGCAAGCCTTTTGCTCACGATGCTGATTGCAGTTAAAACGCCGATAATTTCCTCGTTCCGTTCGCGGTCGCGGTACTTTGCAAAACGGACGCACTCTCTTGTTTGCATTGCTTTACCTCCATTTTTATGGTGTAGGAGCGTCGCCCCTCACTTTCTACTGGACAGTAAGTAGCAAGAATCCGTAGTCAAAAATCAGTTGCCTTTGAAAAAACTTTTGAGGATTTCGTTGGAACGCAGAATAGATTTTAACCGCTTCTCACGGTAGTACACGCCGTCAAGGGTAATCCGGAAACGGTCGGCAATGTCCTGTTTTTTTACCTTTTTTACAAGACAGTCCCAGAGTTCAAGTTCATCTGGCGCAAGGCTCTTAAGCACAAAGCTAAGCGCAGAAAGCCGCTCCTGATCTTCCAAAATGGCAAGGATGTCGGCAGTCTCGTCTGCAACTTCTAAAAAGATAGCTTTGCGTCCGTCGCGATTGGCAATGGGTTTGTCCAGTTCGCCGGGGCAATTTTCAATCTTTTGGATCTGATAGCGCTCTGCAGCTTTCAAGTCGGCGGCGTTGCGTTTTCCAAGAACATCACCCAGCTTATTTCTAGGCAGCCGAATGGCGCAGCTTGCTTCGGGGTCGTAGTACCACCGCTGCTTAAAAGGATTAGCCGGGGTCGGAACTTCGGCGGGCGCAAAGCACTCTCGGCGGGTTACTTCTGTTTCCACTCCGCTTGGGAGCATTTCATAGTAGTGCTGGTAATAGAGTTTTTGGTAATTCCTCATCCTTGACTTCCCTCCATAGATTGACATTTTTACTTTTTTTGTTATAATGTTTTGGCAGGCTTTGCCTGGAATTGGACTGAAGATAACCGTGTGATTGTCCAATCCAAGGCAAAAAAAAAGCCCCTAGAGATTGCTCTCTAAGGGCTAACTTGAAGTTCATTGGGTGGCAGTCAACTGAGATTTGAGTTAATATAGTTAATAGAGTAAATGAGTTTCTAGGGAGGCAACTGAGTGGCAAACATCGCTTACCCTGTGTTATGTGGCGGCACGTTTTTTACACTGGTTCTGGAAGCACGAAAACAACGGACAAGCAAGCGCAGCCAACATGCTGGTGAACTCGATGGCCTATCACAACCTGAAACCTTCGCAGGTCTTGGCAGAGTGGTTTACCTTGAGTACGCCGAGCCAAGAAATAAGGATACTTTTAGTACAAATGTGTTTGATTACAAGTCTTGCGAAAATAATGGCACCAATCTTTCCTTTCTTTTCAATCAGGAAATAATGGCATTCGATAACCGCGTAAAAACGCAATATCTTGCCGCACTAAAAATGATGAATGATTTTGTTAGCCGTTTCCTTGAAGTTGGGACAAGTACGCCAAAAGAGGTCTGGCTTGTAAAGGCATTACTCGATCTAATAAATGCTGATCAGAGCATTGATGACGATCAAGAATTCTTCATAGTCGAAAATGGGCAAGGAATAACAAAAGCCGCTCTCCGTGGCATGAGCGACTTCTGCTTGCAGACTTTTCTGTTGGGCGTTTGGCACTTCGTCATTGTAAATAGACCAGAGAATAAAGCGGGTAAAGCTACCTACGACGCTTGGTGCCCGTCAAGGGGCGGAGCAGAAAGAAAATATGCGGGAAATATGGGCGATAGCATTACTCGGTCTATTAACGTAATGCTGCTTGAAATGGCAGACATCAAGATAGAACAGGAAGCCGCTGCTACAGTTGAGGACGAATCATCTGCAGACTCCGGCGAACCATTTGTGGAAGATACAGCTGACGATGCCTCTTCAAAGACAACTAACCAGACGGTTAATAATCCGTTTGTCTTTAACCAGTACGGGAACAACAGTATTCAAATCGGCAGCGTTGATACGATTACGATAAATAACAGCGGGGGTGGTAAAAGTGAACAATAAGCCAAAAACACTTCCATTAGAAAACTTACCTCCAAATACTACAGTCTTCACACAGACCGGCGAAAGAAGTATGCAAATCGCGCAGGCTAACAACGTAAATAATGTTGTGAATCTGATCATTCCGATGATGTCTCCGGTATTGGGTGGCATTGTCAACACAAACGTTGCCCTCAATATGGACTATTACAATCTGTTCGTTATTGGCAGCGAAACCTTCTGCGATTGCCACTTTACTGTTCCAAAAGACAGGGCGTTGACGGAGAGTATGTCGCCGGAATCCAAGGAGCAGTTCTCCGCTTTAAGCGAGGAGGCAGTTTCACAAATCAAGACATTCCCGTCCCTCTTTGCGAGCGAGAACCGCAGCTACGGCAAAACCGACGATGCCCATCAAGCCTACTTTGGTCTTGTGACCGACGTGAAGAAGCAAGATAACGGCATCAAGATTCATTTCCGTCCGCTGTCAAATATACCACAGCAAAGGCTAAATGAGATTGCCACCCAAATTGCCCTGCAAAGTGCATCCTCGTTCAACGAACTGAACCGCACCCACTGGGCAATCAAGAAGGTCAACCTAATAGAAGAACTAAAAGCTGCTGGAATTAGTGTGCTTGCTCCCACATAATCTGCGCTAACAACAGCAAAATGGATAACACCTACTGATCAAAGACTAGTGTTATCCTCTCCAGTATGTAAATAGGGAGGATTCTAAATGAGTAACGAACCTGAGATCATCACGCCTGAGAAGTGGGTAAACCTTGAAGATATCGCCACCCACCTATCTATAAGCGAAGACACAGCTCGGACATGGGTCAAAGAAGGCAAACTGCCATTCTACCGTGCAGGCAAGCGATATAAGTTCAAAATCTCTGAGGTAGACGAGTGGGTGCGTGAGGGGAAAATAAAAGAATAAACTATTGAATCTAAGGAGCAAAAAGTATGCAGATGCCGGAAATGTTCGATAACGTGAGTAAAACCGTCAAGGACGATTTGACGGTCACAATAAAGAAAGGCGACAAGCTGTCCGTGGCGGCGGCGTGTTTCTCCATCTATGCTTATCAAGCCCTCAAGAAGCAGCTTGATGGCATTGATGAGTTGCGCTTTATCTTCACCTCACCGACATTCCTGCAAGAGAAAGCGCCTAAAGAAAAGCGGGAGTTCTACATACCCCGCCTTGATCGTGAGCGTTCCCTCTACGGTACCGAGTTCGAAGTTATACTTCGAAACGAACTGACCCAGAAGTCTATCGCCCGCGAATGCGCAGACTGGATTCGCAAGAAAGTGAAGTTCCGCTCCAACCTGACAGGTGGCAACATCAGCGGTTTTATGAACGTGGTCGGCGAAGAGACTACGACCTATATGCCACTCCACGGATTCACCACCGCTGACATCGGGTGTGAGCGCGGCAACAATATCATCAATCCAATTAATAAAATGTTTGCGCCGCTTTCGGGCGAGTACATTCGCATGTTCAGCCAGATATGGAATGATAAAAGCCTGATGCAAGACGTGACCGAGCAGGTCATCGATGGCATCACCGCCGCTTACAACGAAAACGCTCCGGAGTTTATTTACTTTGTGACGATATATAACATCTTTAATGAGTTCTTGGAGGACGTTTCCGAGGACGTACTGCCAAACGAGGCGACTGGCTTCAAAGAGAGCAAGATTTGGAGTAAGCTCTACACGTTCCAAAAGGATGCGGTTCTTGCGATTGTCAACAAACTTGAATCTTTCAACGGATGCATCCTTGCGGACAGCGTCGGCCTCGGCAAAACATTCACCGCCCTTGCGGTCATCAAGTATTACGAGAACCGCAACCGCTCCGTGCTTGTGCTATGCCCAAAAAAGCTGTCTGACAACTGGAACACTTTCAAGGGCAACTACGTCAACAACACAATAGCTACCGACCGTCTGAGATACGACGTACTTTACCATACAGACCTTTCAAGGGATCGTGGCAAATCTAACGGGCTTGATTTGGATAGGCTCAATTGGGGAAATTATGACCTTGTGGTAATCGATGAGTCACATAACTTCAGAAACGGCGGCGAGGTCTATGGTGAAGACCGCCGCGAGAACCGCTACCTTCGTTTAATGAACCGTGTTATACGCACGGGCGTAAAGACTAAGGTTCTGATGCTTTCGGCTACCCCAGTCAACAACCGTTTCACAGATTTGCGCCACCAGCTTGAACTTGCTTATGAGGGTAATCCAAGCCTCATAAATGAGAAACTCGGCACAAAGCGCACGATAGACGAGATTTTCCGAAACGCGCAAAAGGTGTTCAATCAATGGAACAAACAGGAAGATAGCAGACGTACAACGGACGCCCTGTTGAAGTCGCTGGACTTTGACTTCTTTGAGGTGCTTGACAGCGTGACCATCGCCCGCTCCCGCAAGCACATAGAGAAATATTACAACATGGGTGAGATAGGCTCGTTCCCCGAACGGTTGAAGCCCCTCTCCCTGCGCCCTCGCCTTAGCGACTTGGAGAGCGCGATAAACTACAACGAAATCTATGACCATTTGATGAAGCTGAACCTCTCGGTCTATGTCCCGACCGATTTCATTTTCCCAAGCCAACTTGCTAAGTATGTAGACACGTCGATAAATATTAACCGCGCCGGGCGCGAAATGGGCATACGACGTTTGATGAGCATTAACCTCTTGAAACGTCTCGAAAGTTCCGTGGAGTCCTTCCGCTTGACCCTCGGGCGCGTTAAAAAACTGATTGACGATACCATTACCGAGATAGACGCATTCATCGTTGGCGGTGGCTCAGTTATCAATGGACGGGAACTTGTGGGCGCCGATGCGGACTTCGACGACGATGACCGCAATACGGAGTATTTTGCTTCCGAACACAGTATAAAAATAGACCTTGCCGATATGGACTACAAGACATGGCGAGACAGGCTCACGGAGGATGCCGACACGTTAGAACTGCTGAAGCTGATGAGCGACGACATTACGCCAAAACACGACACCAAACTCCAGACCCTGTTTGGGCTGATCGAGAGCAAGCTGACCAGTCCGATAAATGAGGATAACCGCAAAATCCTTATTTTCTCGGCATTCTCCGATACGGCAGAGTACCTTTACGCAAACGTGAGCACATTCGTGAAGTCGAAGTTCGGGCTTGACACGGCGATGATCACGGGCAGCGTGGACGGCAAGACGACGATTAAGGGACAGCGGGCTTCAATGAACGAGGTGCTGACCTTATTCTCCCCGATTTCAAAAGATAAGAACCTGCTGATGCCGAACAACCGAGACGACATCTCCGTGCTGATAGCCACGGACTGTATTTCGGAAGGTCAGAACCTGCAGGACTGCGACTACTGTGTCAACTACGATATTCATTGGAATCCCGTGCGGGTTATCCAGCGTTTCGGGCGAATCGACCGTATTGGCAGCCGCAATGCGGTTATTCAGCTTGTAAGTTTCTGGCCGGACGTGAATTTGGATGAGTACCTTTCCCTCAAGGGCCGTGTCGAAACAAGAATGCGGATTTCCGTGATGACCGCAACAGGCGACGACGACCTTATCAATGCAGAGGAAAAAGGCGACCTTGAATACCGCAAGGCGCAACTGAAACGGCTTCAAGAGGAAGTCGTGGATATTGAGGATATGCAATCGGGCATCTCCATTATGGATTTAGGACTAAACGAGTTCCGGCTCGACCTACTTGAATATGTAAAAAACAATGGGGATATGGATAAAGTTCCGTTCGGGCTCCATGCCGTCGTTCCCGCCTCTGAGGATTGTCCTGCGGGAGTTGTTTTCGTTCTCAAGAACCGCAACAATAGCGTCAACATCGATATGCAAAACCGTCTCCACCCGTTTTATATGCTTTATATTGGGACGGACGGAGAAGTCATCTGCGACCACCTATCCCCTAAGGAATTACTCGATAAAACACGCTCACTGTGCAGAGGTAAGTCCAAACCGGTGATGGATGTCTGCCGTGAGTTCAACGCCGAAACGAAAGATGGACGTAATATGCAGAGTGTGTCCGCTCTACTGTCGGATGCAATTAATTCAATCGTAGAAGTAAAAGAGGAAAGCGATATCGATAGCCTGTTCAGACCTGGTGGCACATCTGCCTTGAACACCAATACCAGCGGGCTGAACGACTTCGAGTTGATTTGCTTCCTTGTGATGAGGTGACGCTATGTTGGGATTGCCCCGCTCAACTGAGGTGAACCGCCGTGTGGCGAAAGAAAAGCTTTACGCCAACGCGACGCTGACCACCCAGTTGCGCGACATGATAAAAGACCAGATAGAATTAGTCGTCTGGCGAAACAAACTCGCGGACAGTACGGTTGGCGTCGCTACCGGCGAAACAGTGAAAGAGATTCAGGTGTTCGAGGTAGCTTTAAGGCAGCGTGGGCTAGACAATCGCGTCTTGCCCGTCATCGCTAAAGCGATACCATATAAAATCCTGTTTGTGCTGACTTTTGGTGATGAGGCGCAAGCGTGGATGGAAGCCTCTGGCAAGTTTTACAACACAAACTGGTTTTCTCTTGACGGGTTTACGCTGAGGTTCGAGGGACTGAATCTGGACGCCTTGTATGAAAACTTAGCACGACAGATAGCGGGCGGGCGGCTCGGTGCGGATGGCGATATTTCCGAGGCGGTTGACCGTGATAAACGACGACAGAAGCTCGATCGTGAGATTGCCGCTTTAGAAAAGAAAGTCCTGCGCGAAAAGCAGTTTAACCGCCAAGTCGAGCTGAACGGCGAATTGAAACGGCTGCGAGCCGAGTTGGAGGTGTTAACCCG